GGGTAAACGTTCTTCCGCTGGCTCTCTGTACACATTTTCTCCGAAGTGTGTGTACGTTACTTCGGACACTATAAGTAGTGTATCACACATCCAGCATTTTGTCAATAATTTTTAGCCTATTGCCAATTGATGTTCGGCAATATGGCACACGCGCTGCAATATCAACTTGGCATAGCTGGTCAACGTACCGCAACCGGGCGATTTTCCGGTCATACCTCCCAAGCGGCGCACGTTTTATCACAGCTTTTATCTGTTCTGCATTAAGCCCTTGCAACGCTGGCGGAAAGACTACACGAGCCGCCGCCACAGGCAGCACCGAGCCAGAAGGGCTGCGGCAGCTGTCCGGCGTTGCGCACCATATTGCCAAGCACGGCAAACTGGTGACGCTTTGTCACCGTTTCGCCGTCAAAGCGGGCTTCATTCACGAAAACCGCCCATTTTAACGCATGTTGCAGATATGTAGTACTTGCCATGATATCCTCCTTACTGCTTTTCCAGCGCCGCTTTCATGCGGTCAAAGAAAAACTGGATGACCGTGCCAATGGTCTCATCGGTGATGGCCCAGCTGATGAGCCTGCCGTATTTGCTGGCGCTCAGAGCGGCCCGGAGCATCTTGACGACCCACGCCTTGCGCTCTGCGCCTCTCTTGGTGCCCTGAATCTCGTGCTCCGCCCTTGTAATGAGGTCAAGCACCAGCGTCCTGACCGCTGCGCCGTAGCCCAGACGGATAAGCCCCAGCATAAGCGACACAGCGCCAACAACGATGAGCACCAACGCCAGCCACGCTGGCAGTGGGGTAAGAATGGTGTTAAGGATGGTTTCCATGTGTTACTCTCCTCTCTCTTTTTCGAGATCTTCGATGCGGTGGTTTGCCACCTTGATCTGTTCTTCCAGCACAGGGACGCGCTGGGCAAAGTTGTTGTGCGCCCGGACTTCGCGGGTCAGCTCTTCCAGCTTGGTTTCGGTGACGGCCTGCTGCTTGTCCAGCTTAGCGTCCATGCTCTGTGCGGTGTGGTTGTTGGAGACGATCGCGCCGATCAGGCTCAGACCGCCGGTGATAATCGCCACAATGATTGCTTCGCTCATGCGCCCTCCCGGAGACGGGTCAGGCCCTTCTTTTCGATGATGCGGGGGTAGTTGAGGGTAGTGACGTTGAGGTCTACGTCGCCGAAGATGCCCGGCACAGCGCCTTTACTGGTGTGCTGGTGGGAGTTGTACTTAAAGGTAACAGCAGGTGGCTTGCCCGTATAGTCGGCCAGCCAGACGTCCCACCGAGAGGACAGCCGAGCCATGTCCAGCTCGTACTTGTAACCGGTGTAGGTGTACAGCTGGGAATAAAAGCCCATGGCTTCCACCTTTTCCAGCGCATACGCCACCACGTTGGTTAGGTCAAGCGTGGAGAGCTTTTTGAGCTTATTTTCTTCCACGTCCACCGCGAGGGGCATGGTCAGCTCCTTGCCGTAGACCGCCTGCCGCACAAGGGCAAGCTCTGCATCGGCCATCGCTTCGCTGGTGGCGTAGGTGTAGTAGTAGACACCCACGTCCAGACCCGCTGCTTTGGCATTGCGGTAGTTCGCTTCAAAGGTCGGGTCAATGTACAGGCCATCTGCCCGCTTGGAGAGCTTTTTGTTGGTGGATACCGTCTTGAGCATGACGCCCTTGTAGCCAGCCTCTTTGACCTTGAGCCAGCCGTCGAGGGTAATTTTGCCCTGATACCGGCTCACGTCGATGTATCGGTAGGGCGGTACGCCTTCCCAGCCGGCCACAGTGTCCACTGTGGACACTTTTTCAAGAGCGGAGGCGTCCGGCTCCTCTGCCTTGTCTCCGGCAGCGTGGGAGAGGGCTGCCAGCAGCTTGGAAATAAACTCGAAAAATGCTTTCATTCCACGCCGCCTTACTGCCCAAGGGCTTCTTTGATAGCTTCCAGATCGTCGGTGGTCAGGGCCGGGTAATCCGCCGCAATGTCCTCAAAGGCTTCGCCGTTGTTCAGCCGGATGCGGAACGCCCGCACCATGATGCGGAGTTTCAGGTTGTTCAGCGTCTTCACAGTTTTAACCTCCAATCAAATCAGCCATCATGAGCACAAGGTCGTCGTTTGCCGCTTCCAGAGCGTCCATACGCCCCGGCACGGTTTCCAGCTCTGCCTTTTTCTTTGCTTCGGCAGCAGCGGCTTCTTCTGCCTTTTTCTTGGCTTCAGCCTGCGCAGCCAGTTCCTCAGCAGTGTACAAGTGGTACACCTGCACCTGCTCTTCTTCGTCCCAAGCGTCTTTCGCCTCTACGCCGGGCACGTCCACCACCTTCTGCACGTCCTTGCCGCCGTTTGGGTACTCGGCAAGGGTCTCGTAGTGGCTGACTTCTTCTACGCCCGCCACAGCATCATAGTGGATGGTCTGTGTCTTGTCTTCCAGCCAGCCCAAAGACAGGTCGGGGGTTTCCGTGGGGTTGCCGTTGATGTCAATAATTTTCATCGTTAGATGCTCCTTTCGTTAGGCAATGCGCCGCCAGATGTAGGCGGTCAGATAAGGAGGAAGGTTGTTGTGTGGTTGAGAGTTACCTTTGAAATCGGTGCAAATGCCATCAGTGCAATCCGCAGACGAAAACTCCAGCCGAAGACTTCCAACATCTCCACCTCTGCCGTTAAGGCCGAATTTTTGATCTCTGTACCACATTACATGATCGTGATTGTGTCTTGGCATTTCGTTGACAGTCAGTGTGTGCGTAGCCTCACCTCCCGTACTCCCTGCCGCGTAAGTATCGCCAGCGGCCAGAATAAAGCGGTCTTTGATTTGTTCCCATGTGCCACCGAAAAGCTCGGCAGGGCTGGTAGAACTGGTGCTCTGATAGATGCAACCTACCGGATAGAGCTTATCCAGCAATACGGACCACTTGATTTTCTGTGTGCTTTTGCCCTGCAAAATCAGATAGTCATTCGCGCTGGGCGAAGTGGCTTCCGGCAGGCTCGTGATCGGTACATTTGCAATTGCCATAAAGTATTCCTCCTTAGATGGGTTTGTTTGCGGTGAGTTCTGTGCCATCTGAGGTGCACAGAACAACGCCAGCGTCGGTATATAGGCCGAAGGTCAGCCTGCCGGTCACGAGCATCGACATCAGCTCATCCAGCTCATTGCCGACCGCCTGCGCGTCTGCCGGTGCACCGTCGATGCGCAGGGTCTTATCCGTATTGGCTTTAGCTCCGGCCTCTTGAGAATAGCGCAGGGCATTAGCTTCCGAGATGGCGGCGTTGGTTTCGCTGGTTTTCGCCGCGTTTGCGGAAGACGCAGCAGAGGACGCACTGGAAGCGGCCGCTTTCTGGCTGGCGGCGGCGTTGGTCTCGCTGGTTTTGGCGGCGGTTTGGGATGCTTTGGCCGCTGACGCGCTGGATGCTGCGGCACTTTGGCTTTCGGATGCCGCAGATGCACTTTTGGCGGCGGCTGTAGCACTGCTTGCGGCTGCGGTCTGGCTAGACTTTGCTTCCGCCGCAGACCCGGACGCTGCGCTTGCGCTAGATTCTGCGTTTTTTTCACTTGTTGCGGCAGATGCAGCTTTCGCATCCGCTCGTTTCGCGGAGTTTTCGGAGTTTTGAGCACTTGTAGCAGCGGCGGACTCAGAACGAGCTGACGCGTCTTGAGAAGCTTTTGCGTTCACTGCCGCCTGTTCTGCTGCTTCTCTTGCAATGTCCGCACCAGCAACATCGCTCAGAGTATTCAGCGTGGCAGCGTTCATCGGAGTCCCTTCAACGACTGGCTCATCGTTGCGGATGAGCTTCACGACTTCGGCCGTATTATCTGCATGGATAATTGTCCACCGATTCGGATACTTTGCTTGCCTGTCAACAAAGTGCATAATAGGGTTCACCTCCACATATCGGCTCTGAGCAATAAAGCAAGCGGTCTTTTGCCAGCATTTCGACATCGAGCAAAATTTGTTCCACCTGATTTATCACGGTAAAATGCAAATAGTCCAGCTTTTCGGGCGTGTTTGGGCTGGAATCAACACCGTTACATCTTGCACGAAGGATTTGGATGTTATCAATCCAACGTGCGGCATCCGCAGTTGTCAGATAGCCATTTGTACCCCAGTCGGTTTTTACGGATATCGTTGCGTGAAGAACATCCGCGATTTCCTGAACGCCGCTTTCGATGCGGTTGTAGTCGAGATAGCTCAGTGCGCCTTTCATGCCAGCGGCCCATTCAAGCTGTTCCCCTTCCGTCCATGTTCCGGCTTTTGCTTTTTCAGCAAGAGCCTTCACACGGTCAACATCTGATTGTGTCCGGTCGGTTATCCAGTTACTCAACGCACATCAGCTCCTTCCAAAAGGTATCCTTCCACCGTTCCGTGGAAACAGCCAGAGTATTCATAGCTGAACCGAGTAGTCAGAAGAACAGAAGAATATCCAAACTGGTGATGAATCAGAACATAGTCCAAGGCATCAAAGTGCGGGCTTGCACGGTAGCTCAAAGAAACTTTCTTGCGGTTCGACAAGACCTTATAGGATTCAGTCAACGCATTCTTCGGCTGAGCGAGAATGCTTTCAGATAACATCTCATTGCTGATCGTTTGCGTTGCACCTTCACCAGAAGGATTGCTTGGATAAGAATGCTCTTTGCTCTCAGAGCTGCTTCCAGACTTCACGTTTACCGTACAAGAAACATTTTTGAGCGGAGAAGAGAAGGTAATCTCAGGCCAGCTGAAATTGTTGATGATTCCGATTTCACCAGCAAGGTTTGCAGATGCGGTGGAAATATCCGGAATGCGGTCAAGCACGATGACGCCTTCGCGTGTCTGATACATTGCCATGCCAGCAGCATTTGCAACCATTTGAAGAATATCCGAATCCTTGTAATCGCCCTTGCTCTGGCTTGTGATATCCGTACTGTAATTTTTCAGTTCTTCCGAAATCCGGAATGTTGCAATGCTGTCGCTGAGAAGTTCCAGCGCATCGTATGCCATCTCATACAGCGTCCCATACATACGACCTGTGTAGTTGGAAACCATGAGATATGCAAACGCGTCACGCGCTGTAAAGCTTGCTTCGATGCTGTTTGCAGGAACGCTCCATTCCGACAAGAAAAACTTTCCACCGTCAATCCATTCGGTTGTGCCGTCAACATCCATTCCGTACTGAACAGAAATCTGCTGGCGTTCATACAGATACCGGTAAAGCCCTTCTGGGTTGATGGGGTTCCACTTCTGCTGGCTGTTATCGACTGTAAACGTAATGCTGTCGTTTGGTAACTGTCCACTGATCGGGTCGCGGGAAGACTCATGCGTGTACGAGAAAATGTCGTTCTTCTCGAACACAATGAACTGGCCGAGTTGGATTTTTTCCAAACGAGCGCGCCGGTTTGAAATACACCACGAGATGATTTCAAGAGATACTGAATCGTATCCGGAAATTTCCCACTCTACTTCAGACAGAACGGAATCGTTGTTCTGAACCGTTTTTGTTGAAACGACCGCTTTCCCGGAATAGGCTGTCAGTTTGAAGCTGGTTGCCCACTCATTACACGTCTGCGACCATGTGATCGTCACGCCCGGTATCTTGGCTGTGTGAAGTTTACTGAACGAAAGCGTGATTTTGGGGTGATAGCTGTCCGAAACACAAAACTCACTGACATAACCGGCTTCTTCCGGATAAATGAACAAATTGCAGAGAAGAACATCGTTATCGGATGTCGTCAAAGCATCATATTCAGGCGTTGTCAGCGTGTAAAGTGTACTTTCCGGAACATTCGCAAACGGGATTTGAAACGTTCCGTCAAGCGGAACAAAATTCAGCTCACCAGTAGCGTACTTTGTATAACCAAGGCTTTCGTTCTTTACAACGGACGAAACATCGCTGAACGAGACCTCTCCGTTCGTGCTTGGAATTGCATCTTCCTGTAAGCCCGGTTCCGTAATTGCGTAGGTGATTTTTACGAATGTCTCCGGAACCAGTGTTTCGTTGAATTTGTCCAGCCATCTCTGAGAAGGTTGTACCATGCGTTACACCTCCACCAGAGAAAGAGAACAATCCGTCCAACCCATTACATTTCCGTTCTTCGGGCTCCTGCGCCACATACCAGCTGTTCGGTCGGAAACGTACATTTGTCGGGTGTCATATCCTGCCTTTGTCTGGTTATAAAAACGTACAGTGCAGTAAAAGTTTGTAGTAAACAAACTCAGGATAGTTGCCCACTGCTGTGCGGTTAAATAGTTCCATTTCAGAGCAACCTTTGCAACATCATGCCGCACAACAGCGCCAACCACTTTACCTTTTACGTTTCGTCCGGAATCCACAATGGTGCTTGTCGTCCCGCTATAAGAGGACGGCTCCGGAAGTTCTGCTCCGTTCACCGTAACCAAAGCAGGAATGCTTGCCATAAGCCGTCACCTCCGTTAATAACTATAGACTTCGTTGCCCATCAGCGACATTCCACGAGCGTTCTGATTTTTTTCGACAGAAGCCGTAAGCTGTCTGCCGTCTAGATAAATTTTGAGTTCTTTTCCTCCGGTCAGTTCGTCGCCGTACCGCTGGAAGATGTCAAGGAACGCGTTGTAAGTGCCATTGTAGACAGATTCACGCATTTCCTCTTCGTTGAAATCGACCGTTACGGTCGCGCTCCCACCGTAAGAGCCGGAGGACGTGCCGTTGTTTTTATCCCACTCTTTCGTACCTGGATAATCAGATGGATTGTAGTTTGGGTAATTGGGCGTATAGCTAGGATTATAACTAGGATAGTTAGAGTTCGAAGGCGTATAGCTAGGATAGCTAGGATTGTAACTAGGATAGTTAGAACTCGAAGGTGTATAGCTAGGCGTCGTAAAATTATACTTTTCCTTTAGGCTATTTAGCGTTTCTTGTTGCTGGCGCATCAACTCTTCGTATTCGGAGTTGTAATCCCTGTTGTCGTCGTTTTTAAGCTTCTCTTGTTCCTCTGCCAGCTTTCTTGCCGCCTGGTTATCTCTACGCTTCTGAGCAATCTTGTCAGCAAAGTCATATAGCGGATTAAAGAGCCTGCTCATCGAGCTCATTCCAAGACCTTTTCCGATTTTGCTGTTTGCAAGCTTATTATAAGCATCGATAACAACATTGATAGCGCTGATAAAGCCTTGAATGGTAGACCCAAGCACTCGAAGAACGCCTTCAAAGACAAGCGACACGAAGTCTCCAAATCCGTTCCATGCTTTCTTCATGGAGTTCGCGGCATCGCCGTTTTTATTAACCATGTTCACCAATGCACCCACAAACATTCCGATAAGAGAAATGACAAGCATAATCGGGTTTGCGTCCATTGCGACGTTCAGCCCGGTTTGTGCAGTCGTTGCAGTTGCAAGAGAAGGAACAAACATTCCAATGAACCCAGAAGCAAGTTGAGACAGGTTAGTAAAAACTCCGCTCAAAGACGTGGACAGCTGCGAAAGCGCAGTCAAGGCAAACGTTTGAATCTGCTTTCTTTGCTCATCGTTCAGATTGTGATAGAAATATGCAGCAGACCATGTTGCAATTTTCTCAAGATTGCCGTCTTTAATTGCGGTGAATAAAGTTTGGATGCTGCCAATCGTGTCCGTTTGAATTGCTTTGTTTACGTTGTTCCACTCGGAATCAAGGTTTGCCCAGAAGGTTGTCCCAAAGTAGGTAGCAGCAGAGCCAAATAGAGAGGCTGTAGATGGAACTTGCGTGTTCATGCCTTCCGCAGTTTGTACGGCGGCAGCCTGCCCCATCGCATTGAATGCGCCGGTGTTGAGACCCAATCCAGTTGCAGCAGCATTGACGGCCTGTGCGCCCATCACATTGAACGCGGTATTCACATAATCTTTCGCGTTCTCAACGCCTTGTACTAGACCCTGCATCAAAAAATCGCCAATCTCCGCAAACACAGTAGAAGGGGAGTGGATGCCGAGAAGAGATTTGAACTTATCAACAGCAGAAGTGGCAATACCGGTAACGCTACTAATGGCTTGTTCTTTCAAATTTTTGATGCCGTCGATAAAACCTTGAATCAGGTTTTTGCCAGCATTAAAGAACTCGTCACGTTTTTCTCTAAACTTGCTGAGAACACTATTTACCCATTCCGCAGCAGCTCTTCCTGCATTTGCAGCGCTTTCCTCAATGTCTTTAACTTTCTGGTCAAACGCTTCTCGAATAGTGCCGAGTGTTTCTTTCAAATCGGCGATGTTTTTCTTGGTTTGCTCAATAAGACCATGAATCAAGGAGGTGTTTTCCCAATAGCCCGCTGCGAAGTCCTTGAGACTGTCCCAAGACTTGCCGATGTTTTCCTTGAAACCTTCCCACTTCTGGTTCCACCACTCGTTGAGCGCTTCAAGTTTTTCATTGAATGTGTATCGGAAAATTTCAAACGTAGAATCAATACCCTGTTCGGCCATATTGATTTCGTTATCAGAGAAGCCAAGATTTTTCAAGCGATAGTGAATCGCAAGGGTTGTATAGCCCGCATCTTCGTAACGCTTGATATAATCTTCAACATCTTTGATTCGGTCTTTTTCGCCAAAGGTAATACCAAGCTGTTCCAGAACAATGCCAACGCCAACACCGAGAATAAGCGCCGCACCGGCAATCGGTGCGGATGCACCAGCAGCCAAAGAAAGTGTGACACCAGCAAGACCGCCAGCAGCCGCCGTCAAAGCGGTCAGTAACATATCAATGGAATCACCGGGCTTGATAGAGCCGCCTTTTGTGCCGCCATAAGTAATGGCAGACAAAGCAAGAACAGCGCCAACAGAAAGGCCAAGTGAAAATCCTGTAACAGTTTTAGTAAACACTGCGCCAGCAATTCCGGTTGTTACAGCAGCGCTAATACCTTGAATCCAAACGGATGCATCGGTAGCCTTGACAGTGCCTTGAGACAAATTGGTTTTAATGGATTCAAGCTGTACAACGGCGCTTACGATAAGAGCAAGAGACGCTCCTTCGGATCCAAACAAAGCGTAACCGCCAATAGCTGTTGCGGCAGTAGCAAGCCATTCTGCAAAAAAAGCTTTAACATCTCCGGTTTTCAGGAAGCTATCAGAAAATTTCTGAACAAGTGTCCATTCCACAACAAAGATAGCAATCATGGCAGCGGCTTTTTGAATGCCGTTCATGCCTTTAATGACTTCTCCGATTTGTTTAATGAACTTTCCAAGTTCCCAAAGAGCAAATGCCGCCGCAATAGATTCAATCAAAGGAAGCAAACCTCTGATTCTCTCCTTCATCTCATCAATAGATGTACCAACATAATTCTTGAACATATCGTAGCCGGACAGGTCTACGTCACCCAAGATATTGCCAGCAGATGCACCGCCGCCAGAGCCGGAACTTCCCTGTGTGGGGTCAATGATGTTCAATTCATCAAAGCCCATCGTGTAGTCCTTGAGAGCTTTGGCGGCCTTCTTTGTCGAATCGGTTGTTTCGTCCATTGCATCACCGATGCCGCCAACGCTGTCAGCGCTCTTGGTGAAATCGGTGAAAACGACCTTCACACCCATCAGCTTTGCCACCCACTCAACGAACTCTCGGATAAGCTGCACGGCGGCAATCAGCGGGGGAAGAATGGATTTCAGGGCGGGGTAAAGCAGAGAGCCAACAGACTTCGCCAGCATATCAAGCTGAGCTTTCAGAATCTTAATCTGGTTGGCGGGGCTTTGAATGGTCTGCGCAAGATTACCCTGCACGTTGGCAGTCTGCTTCATAATGGCAATGTAACGCAGAACTGCCTTATCCGCCTGAGACAGACTAGAAACCTGTTTGTTAAAGCCCAAAGCCAGAAGCTCTTGCTGTAACCGCGCCTGAGACAGGTCAACACCAAGACGGCGAATAGGCTCAATCTCACCAGAGATTGCGGAGGACATTGCGGTAAAGGTTTCTGCAACGTCCTTGTTCCAATAGGAGCCTTCGTCATAGGCAAGCTGAGTCAGGTTCTTAGACAGAACGTATGCTTTGTCGCTAGTCAGGCCGAACGAAGTACCCAGGCTCTGGATGGTAGCCATGTAGGTCATCGCTTTGGTCGGGTCGACACCAAGCAGACCTTGCATCTTGCTAATGAGTGTATCTGCTTCACCGCTCAAATTGCCCATAGCATTATGAAACAGGTCTGTTGCTTCATAGAAGTCGTTGAACTTTGCAACAGCGTTGCCGAGATACTCAGCAATAGCTTTCAGCGAAACCAGCTTTGCCATGTTCCGCATAAAGCCGTTCATCTGATTGGACAGGCTGAGATAGCTCTTGCGCTGCTTTTCGTTGGCAGCGGTCACGCGGTTAGCTTGTGTAACCACCTTGCTCAACTGCGGGGGGAGCTTTGCAAAAGCGTTGCCCACCTTGTCAAGCTGAGATGCAAGTGGAGTAAGGGCAGTAGAAATCTTCTGGCAGGAGCTTGCAAAAGAATCAAGGTCTGTCGCTTTCAGCTTGTCGGTTAGGTCAGGAACCTTTCCGATCGCGTTGAAAGCACTGCCAAGAGCTTTAAGGTTCGATGCGTCCAGAATGGACAGCGGAGCCAAAGCGTTAGTAAGCTGAGTAATGCTTCCAGACATGGAGTAGAAGTCCACACCGTTCAAGCTGGAGACTGCCGCAGGAATCTTCTTGATTGCATTCACAACCGTGTTAATGCTCTTTGCGCTTGCGGTCGTGTTGACATTGGAAAGCCCGTTCAAGAAGTTATTGATTTTATCCAGCCCGGACATTCCAGCAGACGCCTGTTTCAGCGCAGAAATGGAAGCGGACAGCTTATCAAGGCTGTTCACAACCTTTGTCACGTTGCCCTTTGTCCGCAAATTAGAAATGGCAGTAGCGAGCTTGTCGATATTAAGCTCTGCGCCCTGCGATTCCGCAGAGATTTCTACGGATAAGCTTGTAATATCAACATCAGCCATCACTACCACCATCACTTTCCATCATAGAGAACATCATTCTCTTGATTCGCTCCTGCGCCTCAACTGCGCGTTGGTATTCATACTCGTCTTTCTCCTTTTTGGTAAGGGGAATCGGTCTATCCATGTACTTGATGGGGCTAGACCCTTTCTTTCGGAACATATTGCCAACCGTAGAGGAAAGCGCAGATGCCATGTAAAAGCCGTTTCTCCACGCTTCTGCATTGGCTCTGCGTTCTCGCAGCTCCTCTGCGTCACGGTATACCTTAGCCAGCCAGACATCACCGTGCCAGAACTGCTCGTAGGTCATGCCGATGGAGATGTAATAGGCTTCTACATCGTGGAACAGCTTGGAGAAGGAAAACGGTTCTCCCTCTCCGTCTGATTCTTGAGATTGTGCGGTTACACAATCTCCCACGTTGCGTTTTTTGCGGTCTTGTCCTCAGTATCAGTTGCCAGCAGAGACTTAGAAGCGTCCATGAACATCTCAAGCAGCGCAGCCATCAGCTCTTCCTTCTCGTCGATGTGGGCAAACATTTCGTCCACGACTTTACGCTTGATGCCCTTGTTTCGTGCGATGAAAGCACCATAGAACAGGGCACGAGAGTTGGACAGCAGATTGGTCATCTGGGTGTACTGGCCAATCTGAAAGCCTGCACGTTCGGTGGCTTCCACGCTGTCACGGGTGAAAGTCAGCTCGTAAGTGTTCTTACAATCGGGGGAATGAAAGTTGATAACCTTTGCAGCCATAATAAATGCTCTCCTTTATAAATAGGAGCAGAACCAAATCCGTTGTTCAGTTCTGCTCGGTTTGATTGATTTGATTAAGATGTATTAGCTAACGTCAAGGGAAACCGTTTCAGCCCATTTGGGTTTGCTCAGGAAAATAATGTTGATGGGGAACTCCAACGGTTCATCAACGCCTGCGCCGGACATACCGCACTGGTGCATACCATCCCAAGTAAACCCAGAACCATCAGAGAACTTCAGAGCATAATGATGCGTTGCATTGAGTTCGCCGTCCGAATCCTTGTAGCCACGCTCGGTAACGGCGGCGTAATCCGTCTTGTTGTAGAATGCGTTAAAGGGTTTAAGATCAGACTGGTTGATGCCAAAAATCTGCTTCTGCATGGGGTCAGAAAGAGTAGTGACATCCAAAAGGTTCGGGTCAGAAACCAAGTCAGGGAAATCCTTGATGTCGCACAGCTTGGTCATAGTGCCGGAAGTTCCTTCATAAAGAGCAATTCCGTAGCTGGAAATTCCAGTTGCCATAGAATGTTTACCTCCTTAGTTTCGGTAAATCATTCCGTCCTCTCCGATTGTTGCCCCATAGCTGCAATCAATCCGATAGACGGAATTGTTGTACAGCCCATTCAACGGGGCAAACGATTTTCGATAAAAATTGAGCGGTTCCAATACAGAATCCACGATGTCCACAATGGAGCGGGCTTCTGCAATGCGTCCTCTGGTTTTGTTGGAATAGACACGCACGCGCAGGGAAACGGCGGCATACTTGCTTCGGCTGGCAGAATCCCGATGAACCGGGAGGTTGCTGTTTTCCTCTATCTGTACACACGGGAACTTTTTGACGTTGCTGTCGTTGATTTCACCAGTGACAAAGATGCCGGGGACTTGCTTTCGCAGTTCCGTGGCAACAGCCGTGAAGATGGAATTGAAATAATCAATCAACTATTCCAGACCTCCCTCCACGTTGCTTCGACCTGAGAAGCCATTTCCTCAACAGCCCCCCACATAGCCATAGCTGGCTCATTGCCATCGGTGTAATTCAACTGGCCTTTACCATCCACCTGTTTGACAGGCGTTCCAGCATTGCCGGATTCGCCGTAGTAGTACCAGCGGCGTTGTGCGCCATGTCCTTTACCGTAAGAGCCATGCGCACCGACACCGGGCGGAAGTTGTCCGCCATATCCGTTATGATGTGCGCCAGTGCCAAACTCGATAAAGGCAACAGCCTTGCCCGCTGCAACAATGGTACAAGTCTTGTCTTTTTGGTTGATATGGCATTTCACGTCATTGGAGCCAGCGTATTCCGCATTAGCGAAACGAACCTTTGCGACTTCAAGACCTAACCACGAAAGACGAAAGGCAAGTGCTTTAGCCTTTTTGTTCAGGGTGGTCTTGTACTCCTGTATCTGACGTTCCGCATCACGAAGTCCGGCATCGCTCAATCTCACTTTAATTTTCACTTGCGGCCACCTCCTTCAGCGCATACAACGTGTCTGTAATATGTTCTGCGACCTTGACCACAATGTAATTGAAGGGCTTTGAAACGTCCGTCTGAAACCAGACGTGCGTACCTTCATAAAGCGGTGTGTTGCGCTTTTTGCTGGATGAGCTGACAACATAGCTGTAATCCGTGAATGCTCCAAAAGGGCTTGCTTCCGCAGAACCAGTAGGCGGGCTGACGTTCAGCATCAGCTTTGCAGGTTCACTCCACGATTTGTATGCAGATTCGCCAGTCTCGTTTCCCCACTCGTCCACAACAGGCGTTTTCTCGCCAACAGGGTTTGAATACCACAGCGGGCGCTTGTCCAGCGGGCTTCCATTGAACATCAGCCGATAACACCTACTCTCGGAACCACTTCGTTCAGCAGGGACTGTGCCACATCAGAGCTTTCCCACACACGAGTAATGCCATTGTTGGTGTAGCTCGTCTGTCCGTTTGCGCCGATGTGGTTGTACAGTTCCGCTGCAATGCGTATTTGCAACGACTGATACTGCAAGGGCAACTCGTCCGGTCTGTTGCCGAAGGGGTAGCCCTGTGCAAATATCTTGTCTTTGGCAAAATCAAGCAGCAGGTCGAAGAGTGGGTAGTCCTCGTCCGTGATTTCACGATCAAGTGCAGGAGCAATGTACTGCCCCAGCTTGACTGCCACTTCAGAATACTGGTCTCCCATGCCGCTTTCCTCCTTTCGCCTTAGTAAGCCTTGATGCAGTACACAGCGTCCATCTTCTGGAAGGACGGCAGGACAATTTCGGATGCAATGATGTTTGTGTTGACGGGGTGAGGTTCCTTGATAGTGGTGACTGCAACGCCGTTGTTTACGATAGAAACAGAAGCGTTCGTCATGCCCGCACGGAGGTCTGCCTCTTCGGGAGTAGTGCCATACCACATCTCGCCGACCTTACCATCAGGAACCAGAACAACATAGCCATCCGGGATATATTTAACGGAATCGCCACCGCCTTCAGGCTGATACATTTTGTCGAACAAATGAATCTTGATGTCGGTAGTCTGCTCAATCAGAGCACGCGCTTCGCTCTGGGTAAGAACAGCAATAGACTTTGCCGTAACCGTCATGAAACGGTTTTTCACCTCGTCAGAAGCAATCATCTTATTCAGAGTGTTGGTGTTCATGTAGGCGCGAGTGATGGTTTCGCCAACATTTGCAGCAATCGCATCCTTCGCAGTGGCGAAATCGGTAAGGGGAGTCGAAGTGGTAACGTCCCACTTCGCCTTGCCGGTAAGAGCCTTGTAATTCTTTGCCTGCCAAGTACCATCCGGGTCGTAATCGTAGATGTAGTTCACGCCGTTCGCTTTGATGGTAATGCCGGGCTTGCCGTTCTCCGGGCAAAGCAGTTGCCATGCCATACGTTCAGGAACAATTCGAGCACCAGTAATCAGCTCTGCGGCATCATCGAAAATTCGGCTGATGATTTCCTCCGCAAAAGTGCTCTTGCTGTTCTGAATCTCCATCAGCATCTGGCGGTCTTTCTCGTCAATGTGGAAACCCTCACGGAAGAACGGCATCTCGGTTTCAGACACCTTAAAGCCCTTGCGCTCGCGGAAGGTCGCCTTCGTGTCAAATGCACTCGGCATCAGGGAGATGCCAACGCCCTTATGACCGCGAATCCACTTCAGCTCCAGACCAGCTTTCTTGCGCGGAGGAAACAGGGCATCAGAGCCGAATGCTTGCGCGTTGGTAATATCGTTCGTCCAATACTCAGCAAGTGCATCGGAAGTGAAATATTTCTGAAAATCCATGTTTTTTACCTCCGTTAAGCATTAGTGCCGATGTTGTCACGGAAAAAGACTGCGGGAACAGCCTTATGCAGAGCGGCAACGTCATCAGCAGTAAAGGAAAAGCCAGAACTCGCCTTTGCCTTTTTCTGGTCAACAACGCCCTGAATCAGCAGTGCGCCATTTGGGTTGACGGAAGGGTCAACAGTGTGCAGCAGAATGCCAATGGCATCGGTGACTGCTGCATCGGAAACCCCGGTAGTGGCAGAAGCCTTCTTGCCAGTCTTTGCCATGGGATAGCCAGCCTTTACAACATCGGTTTCGGTCACAGTAAAGGGAATGGCAACGTAGGTATCAGCAGCCAGAATAGTGCTTTCAGGAGCCGATACCGGAGTAGTGGTATACTTCATGTTTTCCTCCTTAATGGAAAGCGTTCATTGCGTCACTCGATGCCTTATTTTCGGCATTCTTTCTTTCTGCAAGGCTCTTGGCAAACGCCACACCTTCGCTGTCAGAGCTACCCTTGCCATCCGCACCCGGAGGCGTGGGCATATCCTTCAGCAGGGAAGCCTTGTATGCGGTGTCATGGGCGGTCATAAACTCCGACTGGAACTTAAACACCTTGTCCATGTCGCCGTCAGCCAGTGCAGATGCAGCCTTGCCAGCCAGTTCAGCGTCATAACCCTGCGCAACGAACTTCTCACGGTAGGATGCAAGGGTCTTTTCCTTGACGAGGTTCTCCTTGTCGGCAGTCAGGGCTTCAATCTGCTTCTGCATCTCTGCAAGCATGTCAGCCTGTTCCTGTGCGGCATTCTCGTCATCGGTACGCTTTGCTTTGAGCTGCTTCTTGTACTCGGCTGCTTCGCCGTTGGCTTTCGTCACGGCGTTGCGCAGCCTCTCGACCTCTGCGTTAGGGTCTGCAACCTTTTCCAGCGCAGAAATGATTTCATCGGCGGTCATGCCCTCTTTGTAGGCATCACCAAGCAACACATTGAGTTTCATATCGTTAATTTCCTCCTGCGTTTTTTTACCGTTGCTTCCCTGCAACGCTGCGAAATTTGTATCCCGGCTTCCCTGCCGGAATATGCAAAGGCGAAAACCTTTACTTCCATTCATCAACGATTTCCCAATCGTCACATGCCATATTTTCCATGGTGTACAAAATATCTTCTGAATCAACAAGATTTACAATCTTGCCATCGTAACAGTGCATTTCGACATAAGGCTTTTTAGAGTCTTTAGTCCCCAAGCACCAATAACCAGTCCAATGATGACGCTTGATTTTACGACCTCGTTTAAGAGAAAACAAAGCACTTGCAAAATTCATTTTTCCCCTCCGTTCTTTTCGTCGGCCTGTTCGTTCATCATTTTGTTAGCGTCAACAATATGGTCTACAGGCTGTTCCTGCGGCTTCGGCGCTTTTCCATCCTCGCCCAGCTTGCCAGCGGCAATCAGGAAGGGCTTACTCATTTCGTAAGCAGCCTGCGGGTCGGGGAACAGACCAGGCGTTGTGAACGCCAACTGCGGGTCAATGCTTTGGCTGAGCATCTGTGCAAAAATCTGAACCTTGCTCTGCTGGTTATCGTACTGACGGCGCGGCAGTTTGATGTTGATGTCACTTGCCATCAACTTAGAACCAGCCGTATCACGCAGGATTTTCAGCATCACAGACAGGCTTTGGCGTTCAGCGTACTTGAACATATTCTCGTACTGCTGTGCCCTTGCTTCTGTGTGATTCCAGCCGTTGCGGACGATAACTGCACCCACGTTGTCGGACGTTGCATTCTCGCTGCCAGTGGCACTTGGCATGGCAGTCAGACTGCGGTACACGTTCAACATGGAGTCAAGCAGGGTTTGACTCTGCTGCTGGTCAAGCTCATTCGCAATCTGCGAAACGGAAGCAGGCAGACCAGAAGTGGATTTCAGGCACATTGCGCCAAGCTCTTTTACTTTGTCAAGAGCACCCTTGTCCACAAGGCAATTGGTAAACACCATGATGGACTGGATGAACTGCGCCACACCGTCCAGCCGGTTGCTTTCAAGGTCGTTGATGGCATCCAACACAGGGATAGCGGGTTCAAACAGACCCATACGCTCCGGGTTGAGCTTATATTCGACCATAGGCAACATTCCCAGAGAGTGATTCTCAGACTTTGTGACCTTGCCGTTGTCGATTTCAAAATACTGGTTTGGCGTGTACACGCAAATCAGGTCGTTCAAGTCGTTCTGATAATTGCGTGGAATGTGCAGCACGTTGGCAATCGGCTTGTGACCGATGCCGGAGTTGTAAATCACATACGCCATGTCCGGGTCTGGAACGTCCACCAGCAGGGGCGTTTCGTCCGGGTAGTTGCCACCATACCCCTTGTCAGGAAGAACGATGCGGTATCCCTGCCCGCACTCCAACATCCACTGCCAGAGCCGCCGATCAAGCGCATCCTTTCCCTCATACTGCAAGGCGTTGGACAGGCGAGCGATTTCCTCACCGTCACCAGTTGCCGTTTCAGACCGCACATAAGAGCAAGGAGTGCCACTCATGTAACCTGTGTAGAAGCCCACGCATTCATTGGCATGGTTCTCTACAATGCGGTTGGTGATTTCAGCGTGGTATTCCTTCGTGCGTTCGAGGACAGGCTGGCTACCCAAGTAGTAGTTGTGCAGAAAGCGGATCTCGTTCTTGTTCAGCAGATGAATAGGATCTGCCTTGCCCGTGACCACTTTCAGCACGTTTGCCCGATTGATTTCCGTCTCCGGCGTTTCAATCGGTCTGCGCCCGGTCAGCGGCTCATTCAAAAAGCCGCCAACAACCATCTGATACTCAGCCATGTGTTTCTCCTTCCTGGCAAAATAAAAAAGCGCAGCAAGAAAAACCTGTTAAGGTCTATCTCACTGCGCCAAAACTGCGCTTCAAAAGCTATTTACTTTTCGGGTGGATGGATGATTTTCACCCATCCTTCCCTTGTGTCTCCTTCGATAACGCCCTTGCATCTGTCACACTTGAAATGGTATCGTCCGTCCACTTCGCCAAGATAGCGGTTGCAGCGGACGTTCTTATAGATGGGGTTCTGCCGGATACAAGGACAACAGATTCTAACTAGCATGAGCGCTCCTTTCGTTGGATTTCTGGAAACAGGCTGTTGAGCACAGACCTGTCAGAAGCTACTGGGAAACTATTCGCACTTCCAGCCGTGCTATTCTTCGCCCGAAGAAAACCATTGCAGCCGTTTCATTCTGCTGTCGGACAGACGTAAAACGGGAAGCTGCAATTTTGGTGCTGCATAATGGATTTGAACCAATGTAGGTCCGGTTATGAGCCGGATGCTCTAGCCATACTGAGCTAATGCAACATAAAAGCCTGGCTTAGCAAGCCGTTGCTCTTTGCAATGTGAAAAATCTTAAAAGCATTGCATCGAGAGCCAGGAATAACGGCAGAGGTATTATCAGGAGAATATGTCCACGCAAAGCAAGAGAATCGTTGTGCTGCGTAGCGGGTTTGAACCGCTTCGTGTCAGTTGGGGGAGTACAAACAACGTTTCGTCCACTCGAAAACGCAACATATAATCCCCGCGACAGAGAAAGGCAGCTGTCGCGGGTAAATGAGAAAGGAGTGTAATGCAACAAACTGACGAGTAAAAATGACTAAAACCACGTCAATGCAATACATTAGAGGAAGTTGCAAATCTTCCTGTTTATATTTTAAGCCAAAATGCAACCCAAAATCAAATTTTTGTTTCCAAGCACTGCTATATATGACACTTTTCTCAAAAAGGCCTCTTGACAGGCTCAATTTTACTGATTCCATTGTAAAGTTCATCGGCAAGCTGCGCCAGACTGTCCGGTGCATCATCGTGCGGAACTTTGCCAAGCTGCGTGAACATAGTCACTTGCTCCATGAACGCTTTGTACTCTTTCGACTGGTGCTTTTCGTCAAGGAAGTAAAACCGTTTAATGTCCGGCGCATACTGGATGATTCTGGACAGCTTGCTTTGCCCGCTGGGCGCACGCTGGCTGCGGACAGAACAGTGGTATCCCTGCTGCCGAAGCTGGCTGTCTACCACGTCACAGTATTCATCGCCGCCGTTGTTGGCTTCTCCGCGTACCACGTTGATTTTATGCTGGATAATTTTTCCCACGACTTCCGGCCTGGTCACGGTCTTATCGCCATTGTTAAACACAAGGTCTGGGATAAACACAGCATCTCCGTACACATAAGCGATAGGACACGCGGTGAAGTCACCGCCGCCCCATGCAATATCCATGACCATGAGCTTGCGATCAGGCTCACCATCAGGCAGAACGCCGTTGAAGTACCGCAGCTCATCAGCAGGGAATAGCAGACCTTCACGCACATAGGGCTTGCCCATGTACTTTGCCCACCATGTTGCATCGTCAATGCTGGCTTTCATGTCGGCATAGTAGGCATCGTCAAATCCAACACCGTAGTCATAGTTGAAATTGCTGTGTCCGTTCTCGTCCACAGCTGGAATCACCCGAAATCTGTACTTAGGATTGTCTGCGTACTGGCTCTGGATGCGCCCCAGAGGGTCAAGCACGTTCCAGCGTGTGCCGACCATCAGCTCTAATGCGCCCTGCTTTTTACGGTCTTTCAACTGGTTAAGGTAGGCATCGTACTTGTTGTTTAGACGCTCAACGTTTAAGCTTTCTTCCAAGTCCTCAATCAAGTCATCGCTGTACAGAACGCCGCCCTCGCCAATTTCAACAGCACCAGTTAGCGTGCCGCCGATGGAACGACAGGTCAGAGTGGGGAAGCGCTTCTTTCGGTTCAGGTCAACGCTTTCGTCCTTTGCGCTCTTATCTACAAGCTGAACATCAGGGAAGATTTTACCCCAGTTATAGGTAACGGGGTCGGTGATGATAGACAGCACTTCTCCGTAGAAGCCGTTGGTCAGCTTGTCAGAATGTCCGCTCATGACCGATGCAACGTCCGGGCGATTGCCCATAAGCCATGTGATGAAAAATATACAGAGCGTACTTTTTCCAGTACGCGGGGGCTGACTAACCCCAAGAAATTCTACACGATGGAAAAACAAATCCTCTAGGTCACGAACCAGCGTCAGAAGCACCTTTCTGCGGGGCTGATAGAATTTCTTCTCCGGCGCACGATTCCATTCAAGGTAGATGCAATAGCTGTCGAACACATCTTTTGCTTCAAACAGGTACGTCCGGCTGATAATGTCATAAATCTTCGCCACGTCCTCGCCTGTTTTCATCTTGCCCATCATGGCTGCACAGACAGAGCGCAACTCGCCAGAGTATTTGTAGGCATCGAACCGCTTGTCTTGCGGCAGAGCGTCCCTCAAATTCACGACCGCCTGAAACCAATCCTCATAGACCTGTGCTTCTGTCGGATTCTGCTTTGCATACGCTTTGATGCTGTCGATAATGGCAATGCACTGTTTTGGCTGCATAAAAAATAGGCACCCCCTACCTGAAAATGTAAAGAGTGCCTACAACTGCACAAAAATTAAATATTCGGTTTTATTCTCCAGCTTTGAAATTATAAATCGGCCTAATATGTTTTACAATATCAACGGTTGGAGAAATTGCGTTTATAATCTCCTGTGCCGGCTTATAAGCCATTGGGCATTCGTCCAACGTAGATTCATCGGCTGACGTAGTATAAATGCCATTCATCTGCTTTTGATATTCTTCAACGCTGAATGCTTTTTTAGCCGCTGTTCTGCTATATAGCCTACCAGCTCCATGAGGAGCGGAGAAGTTCCAATCAGGATTGCCCTTTCCAACGCAAATAAGACTTCCGTCTCGCATATTAAGAGGAATAATTAGCTTCTCTCCCTTTCTAGCGGATACAGAGCCTTTTCGGATAATATCATCCGATTCATCAATATAGTTATGAACGGTTTCAAAGAAGGACGCATGAGTTAGCATAGAATCAATTCCAACCCCGTCTAAAATGGAGTGCATAATTCTTGCCCGATTCATTTTCGCAAATGCCTGACAAATCCGCATATCGTTAAGGTAAGAATCACGTTCTTTCCCTTCAAGATAGCAAAGATCATTCGGAATATCGGGAAACTGAACATCCAATTCTTTGATTTTTTGCGAGATTTCTTGTTCACGACCCTGCGCTTTCAGTTCTGCAATCAGACGTTCCGTAGCGTCTTTTCTTTTGTTCTTTCCTTTAAGATTTGAAATGGCTACGCTTTGATGGTACTCGGCAACCTGCTTTCCGAGATTTCTGCTTCCAGTATGGATAACAAGGTACTGGTTTTTTTCTTCATCTTCGTCCAGCTCGATAAAATGATTGCCGCCACCCAAAGTACCCATGCTACGAAGAATCCAGTCAACATTATGTAGGCTGTCTTTGCAATCAAGCTGGCTAAGGAAGGCTCCCGACATTTTCTGCGATTCGTGAACATTCATTCCAGCCGGAACTCGTTCTCTGATTACTTTATCCAACTTTTCCGGGTCGATATGTTCAATTCCGAGTTCAGCAACAAGCATTCCGCAGCCAATGTCAACGCCGACAATATTGGGAATGACCTTCTTGCCCAAGTTTGCCGTGAATCCAATGACGCATCCAGAGCCAGCATGAACATCTGGCATAATGCGAATCTTGCATCCGTCAACAAAACTCTGATTGCAAAGCGTCAAAATCTGCTCAGTTGCCTTATCTTCAATATTGTCCGTGAACACTTTTGCAGAAGCATATTTTCCGTTAACCGTTTTCAATGTATTCTCCTTTCTCATTCGGTTTTATTCTAGGTTGCAAACAATGTCAACTGATTTTCAGCCTTTTAATGACTTCATCTACTGTAAGGAACCCTTCCACATCTTTGTCCGTTACAGAGCCCATCACTTCAATCAAGCCTTGTTCATAGCCATATGAACCATATCCGCAGATAGCATCCCATGCTCGCATTTCGCCATCATAGACCACAATCTGCGTTCCCCAGTCTTGGTCTTTGAATAAATCAGGCTCTTTCGATACCAATTCATCCATTTCGGGGAATCTGCGACCGTATGTGTGTTCAATGATGTCAGATCAGACCAGCCCCTGCAGCATCGGCTCTCATTTTGACAAGTTCTTTTTTGAGTTCAAAGTTTTTGCTGTATTGCTCCATAAACGACAGGACATTCATTTTCTTTTGGTTGTTTGGAAAAATAAATTCGTCCGAAACACCGTCTTTTGAAACGCTATAAAAATCCTTTGATATATGCTGTTTCTCTAATTTGACTTCAAATCCATGTTGCAGCAGCCAAGAAATTGCGGCTTCTTCATGCTTGCTAAAATCCCATTTCTTGTTTTCGAGACCTTGTAAAATAGCTTTCATGTTTTACTCCTTTCACCTGTTCTGTTCAGCAATCCGATACCATGTCTGGCGGGTCACACCAAGCTGCTTGGCGGCATCGGTGACGGTCAGCAGATCTTGCGAAACCTTTTCGTAAAGCTCCTTATACAAGGAAACATTATAAGCGGTAGGCTTTCTACCCTTATATTTTCCGGCGGCTTTCGCCTTTGCGATTCCATCAAGAAGTCTTCTCTTATATTCGGTTTTATCTTCTTCTGCGTCAATAACCGGATAGCCCTTTTCATTCAGTTTATATTTTGTCGAAATCTCCATTGCTCTTGCAACATCTCTAGGCAATTCATCAGAAATTTTCAGAGTGGCGCATTCATACTTGTCCAAAAACTGTTTGAATGTCTCGCTCCTCTTTTTAATGTCTTTGTATCTTCCTTTTCTGCCCATGCCAACATAAAATGGCGTGAGTTCTTTGTGTTCAATGAAAAACCAGATATACACGCAATAATGTTTTTCATCTTCTGACAACTTTTCCATTTGCTTTTCAAAGTCCATATTTTCTCCTTTGTTATTGCGGACTCCCAAAAGAAATGGTATAATACTTATACTACCATTTCTTTCTGTTGATGGATTAGTGGTGGTCACTTTGGCGGTAGTTCTGTGGTGGGACTGCCGCCTTTTCTATTAAAAACTGCAATCGCAATTTTTACAAAATAGGTTCCTGCTTTCCTTTTACCCATTCATCACTTTTACCGTAACGGTAATAGCCCTCATAGGTCTTTCTGTTTCCAAGAATGGATTGAATTGTGCTAGATGTAAACGGCTTTCCATTTCTGCCGCAGTAACCTTCTTCATTCAATTTGTCCGCTACGCCACGAATTGTATTGCCAGCATCACGCAATTCAAAAGCACGACGAACAATTATCGCTTCATCTTCTTTGATCGAAAGTTCACCATCCTTAACCTCGTACCCCATAGGAGCCTTGCCGCCGCTATAGCCGCCACTTGCAGCCTTAATGGTTCTGCCGCTAGAAGTCCTTTTCGTGATGTTCTCACGCTCCATTTGAGCGCAGCAAAGGGTAAAAGCTTCAAGCATTGTAGAAAAAACTCCCATTTTCCCAAAATCTTCCGCAACGCTAATAAGAGAAATCTCTTTTTTGAGCAGAAGCATCTTGTAATAATAATAAACGTTGATGTCTCTTGCAACTCGATCACTTTTTGCAACAACAACAGCTTCATATGGAGGATTAGAAACATCGCCATACACAATACTGTCAAATCCAGGCCTTTCCTTTGCGCCAGATTCGCCAGCATCAGTAAACCACTTGATGATATTCATATCATTCTTGCGGCAGTATTCTTCGATTTGCTCTTTCTGGGCTTCCATTCCGAATTTATCTTCGCCACATTGCCCATCCGTGGAAACTCTGACATACGCAGCCACATTCTTCATTTTTACCAGCTCTCTTTCTTGACCCTATTATACACCATGTACGTTTAATCGTCAAGAGAAAGTTTGCGTATTTTTAGCTTTTTACTATCAATAGGGTGGTCAAAGGGCTGTAAACTTTTTCGTTGCTTTACAAACTGTATACTTGAATAGTAGCCTTACGAATTATCGAAAAATAATTTTCAAGTTACTATAACTAGGGTAAACTAATCCGTTTACGAAAGTACTATCAAATAACGTAAATTTACGTTAGAATGAGTAAAAATCAGAAATATCTGATGCAAATTATACAAATTGGGTTGTTGACAACTATATACCAAGCGTCTATAATTTAAGACAGCAGAACACACGATGAATCAGCCAACAACGGTAGATTTATCCTTTGTGGCATAAAAAATAGGCCGTCAGTATACCGACCAAAGTAGCACTGACGACCTATTCCACCACAAAACAGAAGCTGCGCAACCAAGGGCGCAGTCTCGGTTTCTGTCAATTATTATAGCAGAAGCAGACCGCTTCTGCAATAGAAAGGAGCAAAAAACATGAACTTTCCCACGACAACCGAAGAATTTCTGAAAACCCTCGCACACGGCAAAGAGCCGACCAGCGAGGACAGGGATTACGCAGAAGCGCTGGGCAAGCTGTCCGAACTGAACTACCGGGCAGGGTACGAAGCCGGAGCAGCCAAAAATAAGGGCTGAGTTTTGTGCAAGTCTACAAATTTTGACGTCAACGCTATCGAGTGCTATATGTAGCACTTCTTTTCTTGACTTAACACAAAATAAGGTTATACTAACATCACCAGCAAATGAAAGGAGGTGAATAAACATGAGTAGCCCTTACGCCGAGCGGTTCAAGCGAACGCTGACGATCAGCATGACTGACAAGCAGTTTGAGCATTTGCAAGCGTACTGCATCAAGAAGCGCGTATCGTTGTCCTTTGCGCTTCGAGATGCGTTCTTTACGCTGCATCCAATCCCGGAGCCCGATGAAAACGAAAAATGATACGTCCGCTGAAGTTTGGCGACAGAAGCGAACGTATCATGTAAACCCTGAGAGAAGCATTCTCTCGCCGTTATTATAGCAGAAAATCGCTTCTCTCACAAGTGAAAAGGAGCTTTTTAATGCAACTTTCTTTGTCTGAGAACATCAAAATCTTCAACAACGCCGAGTTTGGTGAAATCCGCGTCATGCTCATTGACGATGACCCTTGGTTTGTTGGCAAGGACATTGCGGTGGCTTTAGGCTACAATAACCCGCAGAAAGCCATCCGTGACCACGTTGATGAACAGGACAGAGGGGTGAACGAAATGGACACCCCCGGTGGTAAGCAGCCTATTATCATTATTAACGAATCCGGCTTATACAGTTTGATTTTCAGCAGCAAGCTGGAAAGCGCACAGCGGTTCAAGCACTGGGTCACTCACGAAGTTCTACCGTCCATCCGCAAGCATGGGATGTACATGACCGACAACCTGTTAGAGACGGCTATTGCCAACCCGGACTTCGTGATCGGGCTGATTCAGAACATGAAGGCCGAAAAGGAAAAGAGTGCAGCATTACAGATGCAGAACAAGCAGCTCTGCGAGAAGAACGAAGAGATGCAGCCTAAAGCAGACTACTTCGACGACCTCGTGGCGTGGAACGTGTCTACCAACTTCCGCTCTACCGCAAAGGAACTGCGCATTCCTGAACGCTTGTTCATCAAGATGCTTATTTCTGACGGTTACATCTACCGTGACAAAAGCAAGGGCATCCTGCCAAAAGCGGGCAAGGGTGACGGTCTGTTTGCGGTAAAGGAATACTGCAACCAGAAGAACAAGCACGGTGGCGTACAGACCAGAGTAACGCCGAAAGGCCGTGAGACGTTCCGTCTACTCTATGCAAGCATCCGTAGAAGCGTATAACAGCCAATAAGAAAAGCCAGTGGTTAGAGAACATCTAGCCACTGGCTTTTTGTGTTATGGATTAGAATTTCAAGTTGTCTGTGTTCCAGAGCGTTGCGAACGTGTCAGGGGATTCAAATTTGATTGAGCATTCTACGCTTTCCACGGATTCTACACCATTTCTTTCAAGTTCTGAATCTTGAATGGTGATGGCGCACACTGCTTTTTTGCCATTGTAAATTTTTTGAAGCAGTATGTACGGATTAACCGTCTTGCCGTTGACCGATACGCTGTCACAATATATCACAAGGTCTTTTCCACTTTCGTTTGAAACCTGAAGCAAAAGCACATCCGTTCCGAATGTAGACGTTTCTTTTTCCTTCACGCCAGATATAACAACGCCTTTATCGTTATACGCTTCTTCGCCAATATGTGATTCTTCAAACGTATTTCCGACTTTAGATGTTTCTATCGTGGTATCCTCAACACTGAACAGCTTTTTATTTGTGTCCTTGTCGTAAACAGTGAAGTAAAGCTCAATCTTCTGAACTTCGTAAATTCCCGCACGTTCAAGATCAGAATAGAAAAGATAAATCGGTTCAGTCGATTCGTTTCCTGCGAGAACATCAGAATTGTACTGCGCAGTCACCATATAGTCATTGACAATCAACGAATCGCAGACTACGGATATATTTTTATCACTGCTGTTTTTAATGGAAAGTTCCAGTGCATTACCGCCAAGTGTTGCATTGGACGAAGTCCAAATCACATTGCTTGTATCAATAGCATCTTCTTTATACCCAGTAACAGTGATTTTGATTCCATCTTGTTCTGCGAGAACCTTTGGCTCAATTGTTGTTTCTTTATTGGATGTTTCCTCTTTGGTTTCCAACTTGCTTTCTGTCTGTTGTAATTTGGATGTGGCATCGACCGAAGAACTTGGACTTTCGTTTGACGAAGTGGGCATCGCACAAAAACTGACAACCAGAACCGCAAATGATATCACAAATGCAAGGAGTGTTTTATTGTTCTTTTTGCGGCGCATTGCATTGATAAGACACATTATGCCGAATATCGGAGTTGTCACCATTGTTATCAAAGTGAGCGCAAAAAACATTTTGATTCCACCTTTCTTTGGCCAAAATTTTATATAACGTTTGAAATACCATGTGCCATAAGATACACACCAAAAACCAAAAGAGCTGCACCGATAATGATGCCCCATATTGAAGCGGCAATCTTTTCGTTCTTTTCGCGTCTTTCTTTATTCTTGTCATTCTTTTGATTCATTGCAGATTCCTCCCTTTCAAGGCTTGTAAGGCAAGTATAGCACAGAACACAGACCCTTTGTAGGGGTCTTTTTGTTTTTGCGCGGAATTTTTGAGATTGACAATGTGGGGTGGGGTGTTTTTCGCAGAAAAGAGGGGGTGGGTAGGCGAGGAAAACGCCTTTTTTGAATTTTTTCTACGCGAGGTGTCGACCACCCAACCCCCGGCTCGCCCCATATACCCCAGAGGTGGAGACCCCAGCACCCCAGCGCACCCGGAACGACGGCACAGCACAAGCAGCAGGGCAAACCATGCGGGGACGATCGGAACGGCGGCAAGTGCTGGGGTGTGCAGTGCTTGTATGTTGCATATGCAACGTTTTTATATGCTTGTACGTTTAATCTTGAATATACTATTGACTTGTACGTTTAATCGTGTATAATAGTAAATGTACAGAGGATGTACACCACCACACCACCACAAAACAGGAGGACAAAAACCATGAAACTAGAATTCCGAACCAAGAACACCGCATACGGAATGGCACATTATCTGTGCATTGACACTAACGCAAAGACCTTTTCCCGCGTCCCTGACGGCTGGGTATCTAAGGACGTACCCGTTGTAGCAAAGCGGGACATGGACACGATCAAGGCGCTGGCCATTGCAGACGGGTACAAGGAGGTTTGAGCCATGACAAGAACAGATGAAATCAACGCAGAAATCAGAAATCAGGCCGTGCGCCTGTATCCCAAGTGTGCCGGGCTGTTTGAGCTGCCGTTGATGGTATACACTCAGATTGTAGGTGATAACCTCATGAGGGCAAAGCCCTACCGCCTCAGCGTTGAGCGGTGCAAAAAAATTATTTTGGCTATGCCGGAATTTGACTAATTGGAGGGTATAAACAATGATTACTCTCGACTTTTCCCAGTGGGCTGCAATCTGGTACGTGGGCGGCATGATTTCCGGCGCGCTGGTTATGATCGCATTTCTTAACAGTTAACAAAGAGGGCTGAAAAAATGGAAAAATACGATGTAATAAACGCCATCAATAAAGAGATCGAACGTGAAAAGGACCTGTGCAGAAAGTACGTTAAATTAAACCCATCTGACAAGGACCAGCGCGAAAAATTGCGTGACGCTGCAATTGCTGCACTTCTCCGTGTTATGAATGCAATCTAAAATTGGAGGGCATGAAAAATGACGTTGTTCGAAGAAAAAGTAAACGAGTACCGCGAAAACAAGCGGCTTTTAGAAGAGCTGGAAGCGATGAACGAAAGCATCAAGGCGGACATTATCGCCATGATGCAAGGCGCGCCCGAAATGGTGCAGGGCACTGCAAAAGCCATTTACAAGGACGTGCAAAGCGTCCGGCTTGATAGCAAGCTTTTACAGGCCGCGCACCCGGATATTTATGCTGAGTGCAGCAAGCGCACCACATACAAGCGTTTTAGCGTGGTATAAGGGGGTGCAAATTATGTTATATTATCGTATTCCGGCAGGGCTTGACGGGCGGGCGGTTGTTTCCGCTGGTTCCTATTGTGGCAAGGTCAAGAGGTATCTAATCGGCGGTGAGCTGTACACGGTCAAAGAGTGCGCCCGCTATGGTATCAGCACGGCAGGGCTTGAGCCTGTCACAATCTCACAGCGTCGCACCTTTACCAATTTCGGTGTTAGAATGGAGGTGCACGCATGATTTTTTCCTGTATCCTGTTCGTTTTTTGGTTTTTCTCGGCGCTGTTTAAGGCGTCGAAGTGACGCCACCCGGATACTTTAGCGGGGCCGCACCGTAAAGCAACCCCGCCCCAGCCCAAAATGGCAAAAATATTTTTGCAAGTCCATCTAATGGGGCTTGCAGTGTGGTATAATCTAACCAATACAAGACGGCGCAAGCCGCAGGAGGTATATTATGACGAAAAAAAATCAATTATTATGTCATCGGCGGGCAATACAACTGCGTCAACTACGGCGGCTGCGAAACGCTTCTTGGTGCGAAGCGGAAAGCAACGCAAAACGCCGAGTATTGGGACAACTGGCAAGGTTGGCACACTCCCGCTATATACGACGCTTCTGACGTCAACCCGGAAACAGGGGTCCCGGTCGAAGGTTCTATTCCCGTCGCAGTTTTTTCGGACGGGAAATGGTGCGCCCCCTCATTCTAACGATTTAATCCATCACAGCTCGGAAAAGAGGAAAAAATCATGTTAAAAGACGTTTCTAGCAGCGCTGCCGCCCTGTATGATGGGGGGTGGAGAAGTGCAGACGCTGACCAGCTCCGCACAGAATACGATTTGACAGAAGAGGAAGCGCAAGAGCTTTGCGCCGCCCTTGCAGATATTGAAAAAAAATAAATAATTCCTACCCCGCCCACGTGGCGGGTTTTTTCTTTTGCCTTGCATCTGCTGAGGGCGCAGGGCTTTACAGTAGCGTTTCCGTTGATTCGCCCTATTCCAGCGCACACAATACAGCAGTCACACAAGCCGCCTGCGCAGCGCCGGAGGACATACCGTCAAGCGCTGCACCTCCGCAGATACCAGATACCACTACAACGCTGGACGCTGTACAGGGCAGGGCAGCCGCCTATTATAATAAGGTATATATAAGGGTGCGTTTCTGTTATGGATCCATGCCAGACGGTGCATCTTTTGAGGGGTCAGTGTCTCCACCTGTACAGGGTCAGCCCGGCGGCGTCTCGATGCTTCTCACGCCCGGCGGTTTGCGGTCTGGCACTGGGTCAACGGTCATATCGCACAAGGCCAGCTTGGAACCTTCCACCCGGCGGAACAGTCCAGTAGCAGGGCGCGCGGCGCGGAACCACTGGCGGCTTGTCGCCGCTTCTCTTTTCGGCCTTTCGGCCGATAACCAATAGAGGTCAGCAATAGTCGCAGCGTTCCGGCTGGAATAGTCGTAGCCAATAGTCGTAGTTTCTCCCGGCAAATAGTCGTAGAATAGTCGTAAAGTCGTCAGATGATAAGCATTTGAAAGTCCTATATATAGTATAGTAACGAGCTGTCCGCTGATAGTCGCAGAGTGATAGTCGTAGCGTTTTCTTGCGAGCCTTCGTCAAATAGTCGTGTAATTTTTGTGTAAAATAGTCGTTCGCCTTTTAGGAAAATGGAGATGCGATAGTCGCCAAGCTATACGACCGCATAAAATTCATAATCTATTGCATATATCCACACATTTATTCACTCGCATAGCCATACCAAATTCGTATACCAACCGTACTTATTATAATATACGCTTATATATCCTAGTAACTATCTAGGGATTATTCTACTGGAATAGTCGTATCATCTAATTCGGTCTGTTCGTGCTCGATTTAATTCCCAGCAACGTACTATGGTATTTTAATTAATTCATAGTACTCTGCTAGGAATAGTCAATGCAACATTTGTACATATCGAACCGACTACAAAATGAATTCAATTCTCCATGTCTGGAATAGTCGTAGACCATCCACTAGTCAGAATCTTACGCCAGCTCTTGCCTACGGTTTTCTCTGCTGGCTAACGGTATAGCTTTTGGAGATAGAGGGTTGTAGGGAGAAAGAACCAGTTTTCAATTTCGCATAATTGTTATTTATTCACTTTTGAACTATCGTAGCACACCCGGCTCCGTCAACGCGCGCGCTTGCGCATATAACGCCCGCGGACGCGCTAAACACACGGGGAGGGAAAGGGGGAGCACGGAAGATGTTAGGGGGATTATAGGGGGTAATAGGGGTTGTAGGGGAAAGAGGGGGACAAAAGGGGGAAAGAGGAAACAAGGGGGAAAGGGGACAAAAATTTGAAAGCCATTTGCGAAAGTGATAGTCAAAGCGTTTTTTCGTCTCACACATCTTGCTTTCGTCTCAATCAGCCCTGCGATTAGACGATTCTTTCTCAAATTCATACCTTGCCGTTTCACACTGATAAATAACAAGAGAAAAAAGCACGGAATAGTCGCAGAGGGTAGTTTTACCACCTGACACCATTCCATGCTTTCTGATACAGTAGTTTTGTAGTCGTACGAGCTAAGATTAGATATTCTTGGCTTCTCTTGCCTTACGCAGACGCTCTGCCAGTGCTTCACGCTGCTCTTCGCTGATCTCACGAGTGACAGGCGGCCGGAACTTCACAAGACGTTTCGGCATCGAATAGGTCTTAGATTCCTTGCACCGCTTGGCAGACAGCTCCGTCATAAACTTGTATGTATCGGGGAACTGCTCACAGAGCTTGTCCAGCTTGCGAATGTAAACCGGGTCAGCTGTGTAGATTTCTGCGGTATCTTCCGCTGCGTTGAAGTTGATGATAGTCTCACGTTCGATGTTGGTAAGTGCCATAGTTGTCTTCCTCCTGTATTTTGTGTAGTGAAAAATATTTATGGGGTTCAGACGGTATCAGTCCATCCAAGTATACTCTTGGAATCGTTGAATCTGCTTGTTAAACGTAATGGGAAGGTCGCCTATCTCGCCTTCCTTGTTCTTGCTTAGCCGGAACAGGTACTTGTCGGGGTTATCGCCGGACAGAAGGATGATTGCGTCAGCGTCCTGTTCAATCTGCCCGCTCTCTCGCAAATCGGAGTTAGTAGGCGTTGCTCCGGGCTTGGATGGGTTTCGATTAAGCTGTGCCAGTGCCACCACGACAATGCCTGTGGTCTGTGCCAGTTCGTGTAAGGCAATGGATATGGCTGTAATGGCGGCATATCTGTCCTTTGCGCCTGTTTCGTGGATGAGTTGAAGATAGTCTACGAAGATGACCTGCGCCTTTTTACGAAGCGCCTGCGCCTTCATCCACGACACGTTCTTTCCGGCAGCGGAGCGGATATATAAGGGCATCTTCATGTTTTTTGCCTGTCCGTCAATCTCATTCAAGCTGACCGCCTTATTTTTCACCGTGTCCAGAGGGCAGTATATCTGATTAGCCATCAGACGTGCGCCCAGCTTTCGTTTGCTGGTTTCCAAGCTGAAATAGTACACGGTGTAGTTTTGCTTTGCCATGCTTGCTGCTATTTGCAAGGACAGGGCTGTTTTGCCCGCAGACGGTCTGCCGCCGATGATAATAAAATCACCCGGTGAGATGTGCATCGCTTCATCCAGACGCTCTAGGCCTGTCTTGATGTACACAGGTTTCTCGTCCATGTGAAGCACATAGTCGTTCAGCACATCCTCGTATGTCCACGCATCTTCTTCCTCAGCTTTCAGGCTCATTGCTTCACCCATCTGCTGGTAAATGTCTGATAGATCAGAATAGTCGGTAAGCTCGCTGGTCATCTGGAATGCCAGACCTTGCACACGAGTGAGTGCAGCTTGTTCTCTGATAAGCTGTACCCAACGCTGCATCTGCTCCCTGTCAATTCGCACACACTCTGATTCACAGGTTTGTACACACGCCAAGAGCGTCTGCGCTACGTCTGGATGCTGCGTGTTTATCTCGACTATATCTATCTTGCCCCTAGCCGTCCAATAGCCCTGAACAGCCGCAAAAGCGTCTCTCAGCTCAGGTCTGAACAAATCAAGTTCAAGGTCTGGTATAATTTCATCCACAACGCCCGGCTTGCAGAGCATCAGCGCACCGATAAATACCGTTTGAACGTCCATTGTCATAGTCTAGGAAACTCCATCTCCGTACTTTGCTCGTACTGGTCATCCTGTTTTAATGCGTAAATGTCCTGCCACCCGGCATAGATGCTCTGGTCAAGGATTGCTTTCCAATCATGCCGATCAAACTTTTCCAGCTTGTTGCAGAGCATCTGTTTTGCCCGGTCTGTCATAGGCTTTTTGATTCTTGTACGCATCTGTGCGAACTCTCGCAGGGATTCCAGCAGGGCTTTATCGCCATGAGCAAAGTCGGAGAAGATGTCAGGTTTCTTTTTGACTGCACTCTCCGGCAGGGTCTTGACGTTCATCTGACTGTCAGTTGATACAATGGGTTCATTGTCATCTGACTTTGAACTCATAGATGAGCTGACTTTCATCTCATTTATGATATGAGGATGAGCTGACTTTCGTGTAGACCATCCTTTTGACGCAATATCGCTTCTTTTCCGTTCTTTATCGAGCAGATGCTTAATCAAAATGAAACAAGATTCTGCCTTTTTTGAGTTAAAAGTTGCGTCTTTTTCTTCAAAAATGTATGCACAGATTGCATCGTAGAGTTCCAATTTCTCTTTGCTTTTGAGTGTGGAGATGGCTTCAAAGTAATATCGTTGAAATGTAAAGCTGTCTCGTTTTTTGTCCATACTCAGTCCTCTTTGTAGCGTTTGTTCCATGCTTCAATAAGGTCTTTTTTAATCTTTTCTTTATTGGCTGCGGAACAATTAAAGCTGTATGGCTTGCTCTCCATGAATACCCGACACTTGCACCAATTCTTGCCGTTTCTTCTTGTTATAAACATCCGACTTGTAAAATAGTCGCTTGTTTCTGCAATAGCCACTTTCCCACCGCAGAACGGGCATCTCTTAAGTTCTTCCATCTTTAATCCTCCTTAAAATGGGCACTCAGCGTCAGACTCACGTAGCCATCCTTCGCCCGGAATATTGACTATCTCATAATACTGCCGTGCAACGTAGATTGTTTTCTGCCCATCCTCAGCGATCAGACCGACAATCAGATAGTTGTCAGCAGCCGTAAAGAACCAAGGGTTGCCCTTGTAAGTCTCGCCCTTCATCCAGTCCATCAAGGTGTTTACGGCTTTTTCAATGTCCTTGTCGGGGCAGTCCGGGTTGTCGTATGCAAAGAAATCCTCAGGAAATTTAAGCTTTTTCACTTTCTAAATCCCTCTCTCGTTCTCGTGATTCGCTTATGCGCCTTTACAGGCCTTGTGCCTTTGCCGTACGCTGGACGGATATGTTTTGCCTTGATGTACCCACAAGGCGGTTTCGGCCCAAAGTCGAAAAGGCTCAAGTCCATAATGATGATGCCAAACTTCTTGTTCGTCATGTTTACTGCTCCTTACGCATACCATTTCGGTGCTTCATTAAAGATTTCCACACCTTCTGTAAAGCCAAGCCTATCTAAGGTTTCGCACATAATGCCATCCATCACGCCATGCACACGCTCTTCATCATCTCCTTATACTCTGTACGCCTCTCGCATGGCAGCCGTAAACCAGTCAATCATATCTTGCGTAATAACGATATTGTTTTCCATAAGCCCTCCTACACCATCGGGAACGCCATCCAATGCGTCACCGTCACATCTTCCGGCAGCCTCTCTCCTATTTCGTCCCAGAACTCACCGTCTGCGTAACAGCCAAGAATGTACGCAGTTGGCGAGATTCCTTGCAACATTTTTCCATCTTTATCACGCCACGTTGTCTTAGTCGCAAGCAACAAAGGCTGCGTCCGCTATCGTGGCGGTTCGCTTGCTGGATGCCAAAGTGTGTTACTCATAACCTGTTCTCCATCAAAGAGCCACAGTTCGGGCAGTAGTTGTAGCGGTCTCGGTTGTTTCTCGCATGGCAATTACTGCACATGAACATCGTCTTATCTTCGTCTTGTACAATCCATTCAGCGGTACGCTCTAAGGCTGTCGGAGCATCTTCCACAATGTCAATGGCATCGCCAATGCCGCAAGCACGGCATCTAACTCCATTGTAGTTCTCGCAGCCATCGCAATATGCTTTCTGGATTCTTTCAATAAGTGCGTTTCGTTCAAGATATTCTGGATAATTAGCCATTGTCTTTTACCTCGATTGTTGGTGCAGTGTCGATGTAATCAAGCACATCATCTAGCGCATATCCCATGTAGGCGTACTCAACAGTAAACTCTTGCTCTAATTCCTGCATCCATTCTTCAATGCGTTTCCGTAGTGCATTGGCATCAATCGGTCTGGCTCTCATTGCTCGTCCTTTCTTCAAATCGTGTTATTCAAACTTAACCGTAAACGCTAAATATGATTGCAAACCCAACAAGAAAGAAAAGAACATTGACTGCTACAACCGCAATGGCTTTCAAGGTTATGTTGTCTATGTATTTTTCCGAAGTTCTAAGAACTATATATTTTTCGAGCAAATAAATCGGAAAAACGAACACAAAACCAATCATTGTCGTCAAAACAAAACCGAGTACAATTTCAAGCAAAGACATTTTTCTTTCTCCTTTCAATCTCCGTGCAAACCGCCTTGTAGAACGCATCCCACGTCTCATAGTCGCAGGAATCGCCAAAGTCAAATCCTGTCCGCTTGCGCTCTGCAATGTCACGTTCAAAGCAATCCAACGTCTTGTCGGTCAGCTCCGGCAGAAGCGAGATGATGTATCTGCAAACAAGACTAGGCATATATGACCGTCTGCCCAAGCAATAGCGGACAGCGCAGTTGCAGACCGCTCCGAAGTCGTCATTGGTTGGGTCTACCATGCCTTTTGGCACATCCGACTTCAAATCGTTCACGCTGCATTGAAGGGCTTCTGCGAATTTTGCCAGCCGCGTTTCCTTCTTTACGCCACGCTTTTGCTTTTCAACGGCACTGACGTACGCACTGGTTGTTCCAATCATCCTCGCAACATCTTTCTGCGTGATGCCAAGTTCAATCCTGCGCTTCTTGATTTTCTCCCCTGTTGTCATCTTTCTTCTCCCAGTCTTTGCACACATAGTCTGGTTCTGCAAAATAAGTCTTGCACTCAGACATACCATTGCAGCAGACCCACGAAAAGCTGTCATACCATTTACAGTTTGAGCAGGACTTGTCCACAGTTTGGCATAAAAGTTTCCCTTTGCTGTCCAGTAGAATGCCATTGCTCAGCCTGATTACATTACTTCCGCTCATCTTTCTTCTCCCATTCTTTGCATCCGCGTTCATCCCACACGAAGTCTGCAACGTGTTCTGACTGGTCGTTCACACACACGTCCTCTGGCTCTGCGTACTATTTACAAGAGCCGCAGGATGGCTCAGATTTGTTCTTGCAGGATTCTGCTGTGCATCGGATAGCCTTGCCAGCAGAGAATTGCTTGATGCCCATGCAAGTGCAATGTTCAGTGGTGCAGTAGAAGTTCATTCCTCTATCTCCTTCCATCCGATAAACTCACATAAACCAACAGTGTTGTTGGCGCAACGATGAATGAGGACTTTATCGCTTATTTTGAATTTTGCGATAAACCCAATTTTACTTTCTTCCATTTCGTTTTCAAACATCCAATCAACAATGTCTTTGTCGATTCTGACATCGCCTTCGTCCGTCATGGTCGCAAAGCACTGTTTGCACCTGTAAAGAGCGCACTTTTTCATTATATCTGCCCTTTCTTTCTCCTTCTGTTGGCATTGAACCGTCCGATCACTCGCTTATACTCCTCATAGCACTCCGGGCACAGGTCGCCTGTGTCCCTGCGCCACGCCCAGTCTTTGAAATATTCGTCAGGGTCCATCATCCTGCCGCCAAGAACCGCTCCGCAGCGGTTGCATACTCGCTTGTGGTAGATTCCTCTGTCAGTCTGCATTAGTCGTCCACCTCTCTATACTCCACGTCAATTTCCTTCGGCAAAGTCGTCTGGTACTTCTGGGCGAGCTGCTCTGCGCTCTGGGCATCGCCCAACGGCTGTTCCGGTGGGGCAACTGTAACTTCCACGTTGTCACGCATACCAAAGTAGTTCTTGGCTCGAAAAATCCACTCTGCCGGGTTCTCCTGACCGTACATACCGTTGTATGCCCACATGGACTGCATTTGCAGAATCAGTTTTAGGATGTACTTCTGCTGCAAGCTGTCGTCACGGCGTTTGCCTGTCATAATCTGTCTCAGACTAGGCCATTCGATGCCCAGCACCAGCGCAATCCATTCCACAACAGGGGAGATTCTGGCTTCGATGCAAGCGTCAAAAAAGAAGTCAAGGCGTTGCTGCACTTCAATGGGGTTGTTCATGTCCACACTCGGAAGGTCGCCAAAATACTTTGCCGCAATCATGCCGACAACTTTCTTGTCCTCTTCATCGCCGATTCTTGACTGCAAATCCCCTGTGTTCATCATCTTCAGCTTCTCGATAGCCAACGCCTGTTGCTCCTTTACCTTCTTACTGACCTGTGAACGGATGCTTTTGTTCTTGTTGAGGTTCTGTATACGCTTCTTCTCTCGCTCTTTCTCACGCTTTGCAGCGGCTTGTTCTTTCGCCTTTTGCGCTCGCTTCTCACGCTTTTTCTTTTCGGCTTCGGTCAGCGGCGGCCTGCCACGACCACGCTTTGGGGGTGTTGCCAAGAGTTATCACCTCGTTTCGGTTAGGATACCTTGTATTCCATCCAGAATGCGTTGTTTATTCCACAATGGGAATGGAAATTATATCTGCCATAACTGACTCCTTTCTTCTCGCATAATACGGACTACCTTGCGACACTGGTCCACATCAAACATTCCAATGTGCGTATACTCAACCGGGAGTTCCATCTTTTCGGCCAGCCAGCGGTAGGCTGCATTGCGCTGCCCACGGTAGGGCCCGTATTTCCAGATAGGGTCAAATGCAGCATGAGCGGCTTTCTTCCAGTTGCGCAATTCTGAATTTGCCAGTCGGCCAAGGGGTTTGTCAGACCCCTTGTGTACACCGACGTAGGCGCCGCAATTTGGGCAGAGGTAAATCATGCCGAAGCTGCGGCCATGGTAAACCACCGAACTGTCCACGAAATTGGCAGGGTTGCCGCAGTAATCGCAGATGACGATTCGTCCTTTCGGTTTCATCTTGACCATTCCTCCTTGTAACGAGCCAGCATTTCCGAGGTATCCGTTTCGATGCCCAGGGACTTAGCTTCTTCAATCGCACCGTCAATCAGGTGCGAATCATAATGTTTACTCCTAATTTCGGTGAGAGCTGCATCTAGTTTTGTCATCTCACTCATGTTATCATCACCTCTTCATTTTCGTTTCGATTTCATCCAGCTCGGTTGCAATCCACCAGACGGAGCAGCAGTTGTCCAACTGCCGCCACCAAGCGCACTTTTCTTTCTCACAGACGCACCGACCAAGCGGATTGCTGGTTAGCTTCATCGGGCAGTAAAGTTCGTTGTCCATCATTTCCACCCCATCATAACAGCCGTACAAACGGATAGACACACGTTGACGAACAGCCAGACGAGCATTGCCTGCCGTTCCTCAAACAGGTTGTCTGCCATGTCCTTGATTGTCCGTTCAGACTGAACTACTACCGCCAGCAGGACTAAGCAGACCAGCCAGCGAGTTACAAATTCAAACATTGTTATCCTCCATCAAATCGTACCGATGCTCTGACAGCCTTGCAGCGTCCTGCAACCATGCGATTGCAAGCTGTTCCTTATCCATCAGCTCCACCTTTCTCTTAGCTCTTTTTCAATCTGTTTTGACTTTGCCGTGATGTAATCTGCGAACTCGTCAGGGGTCATGTCCTCTTCTTTGAACTGCCCGACCATCTACCAGTACCCGTCACCGTCCCATCGGCTGGTATCGGTTTAGGCAGCGCGGGTTATTGCAAAATCGCTCGCTTCCGATGATGCGCAGCGGCTTCCCGCAGTAGGGGCAGAAGTCCGGGAGCTGCTGTGGCGTGGCAGATTCCATGTCTGCCTTTGACGCACCGGTTTGCATCAGCTTAATCACGCAGTAAACGGAACCCGGCTGCGCTGCCGCAATGCAGCTCTGACGTGCTGGGCATTTTGAGCAATCGTACATCGTTAGTCCTCCATCTTCTTGCCACACACCGGGCAGTCTCCGTACTTATTCATCCAACTGCTCCTTTGCTTCAAGGCGAGATAGCCAGCGGACTTCCTTTTCGTACTGCATTTTCCGCATTCGATCAAAGGCTGCATCGTCCATATCCAACGCAATAATGCAGTTCACAACGTCTGCGTACTCCTCTTCAAACGCCTTTTGACACTCCTCAACACTCTTCGGTGTCGGGTTCGTGCCATCCAGCGCACGGCGCAGCTTCAACGCTGCTTGTGCCAGTTCGGACGCTTCTTCTGCCAACTGCGCCAAGATTTCGGTCTGTGGTAACAGGTCAGAGATTTTTTGCTCATGGTTAATCCTCCGTCTTTACACCGATATCATTGGCCGCTTCCCATTCTGCACAAGTATAATTTAGGTCTGTGCACAGACACGGACGGTCTGTTATCAAAGATACTCTCTTTGAACACACCATTGTCTCATTGTCATGCCATTTGCATTTGAAGCACGGTTTTAGCGTTCTTTCTGGGCAATTACGAACACTGCACATTACCTCTCCGCTTGCACAGTAGACAGGTCGCAGTGTTTCCGGGTCGATAATAGGGGCGTTTTTGATGGCTTCCAGCACATCTTCGAGCGTGTCATAAGCGGCGTTATTCCAGTCTGGTCTGTTGTCTCCGGGCAAGTTCATTTGCCAGTCGGAGATATATCTGCCAAGCGCATTTGCATCAATCAATCGCATATCTTTCACTTCTGTTCTCCTTTCAGCCGATGTATCGCCACGCAACGATTGATTCGTTATGCAAGACATAATCGTTGTCGCACAAGAACCAGCGTTTATCGCCGTACCTTCTATAAGCAATGTCTTGCTCTCCACTATCAAACTTGATTTCAACTGCTATCCCGCTTTGCGGTTGATTAGTCATGTTGTTCCATTCGTTCTTATTTCCATTGTCTAGTTTTTCTTTGTTTGGCTCTAACCAGTCATTCAGTTCTTTCATGCAGGACTGACAAAGCTGAATCGGTTCTTCGCCCAGTCCAAAACGGTTGCGTTCCACCGTGCAATCTAAGAACAGAATCGAATTTGCAGTACCGTAGCAATCGTTTATGTCAGGCACTTTCCGATTAAAAATCTCACCGCACCTGTCGCACTTAAAGACAACACTCACTCTTTTATTCCCTCCATTCTTGAACCACAGTTAGGGCAATAATCAAAATCGATACACGTTCATACGGCGAGAGTTTATATTCTGCTCTGCACTTGTCACACTCGATTGAGTTGCTTTCATGGTCGTAAATCCATTTTGCTTGTCGTTCCTGGTTTCCTTTCAGCCAGTCGTTCAGCTTTGCCATGCAAGAGGGACAAAGAAGAATGCCCCACCCTTCTTCCCCGTCAATTATTGGCCGAACTTCAATTTTCCTATTCATTTTGTTCCATTCTTCAAGCGTAAACGTTTCGCAACACCTATCGCATACCATTGTCATTTTCGTTCTCCAATCTTTCCAGCAGCCCATCCAAGTCATACCGCCAATGGACACGCAGCCTCTTTGCTTTGACCTCTATCCCCTCTTGCTCTGCCCACTGCCAAGGGATGCTCTTGCGGCTTTCGTTGTATCGGAACGCCAAAACCTTGTTGGCAGGGATTGCAAAGGTGCGGTTGACGGCCCGGTAATTGACTATCACATGGGCGGTCTGACCGCTGTACCCCATTGCATCCGCCATGTCCGTGATGTGCTTTTCTTTGCGGTATTTGCACTTTGCTTTGTCGTACTTACCAAACACCTTTTCCAGAGGGATAGAGGGCGTTTCGATGGTTTTCAGCTCAAACAGGTGGTTCATCGGGTATCGGTACACAAGGAAGTCGCAAATGTTGTCGATGGAAAAGGACAGGTTCTCGTTGCCGCCGTAGTAGGTGGCAGCACTATCCTTCAGCCGGTAGCACCACGCATCGGGTGGGACGGATGCTTTGAAATCTGCTTCAAACTGCTTGCCGGTATTCATGCGTTGTCCTCTGGCGGTTCGGGAATATACCTCCAGCAACGAATTTCTTTAGTTTGAATGTCTCGTCCACTATAGCCTCTCTCCAAAATTGTCCAAGATTTGTAGCCTGAATCATAACAGCCAACTACTGCTTCTTCGTGAAAAATATTTTTCACAACAAACAAAACTCTTTTCAGGCATGGCGGCAATTCTTTTTCAGGGTCAATCCATTCTTTCTGATTATTCATCCTCGTTCACCTCTAAATTCATGGAATATGAGTTGCTTTGTCAGCAGGCTTTTCCATTTCCTTCATAATCCGTTTGTGTTCTTCAGTAGTCATGTTGTTTGGAAAGAAACACCTGTCAACCATTTCAAACGGCTTAATATAATGGTCAAGAACATCTCGTGCTTCTTTTCGTGCCTTTTCAGCACACATCTCGATATATTCTTCTTCGGTCATGTTGTAATCGGTGACACAATCGACCACCGAAGAAAACCGACACAGCAAACCGTTAGGCTGTCTTGCAATAAAAGCTCCCATTTATCGTTCACCTCTAAATTCACTTCCGAGAAACCGCTTCTTGCCACGTTCCCGGTGTTTATCCTCATAATCGCGGTGGTACACGCTCTGGCTGTGGTTCAGCTCATACACGAATGCCTTACGTTCCTCGAAGTCTTTCTTCTCTGCTTTGTACTTCTCGCAAGTGTCGTGGCAAGCTTGGTGGCGTGATGGGCAGTCTTTGCAACAAGTAATCATTCTCCGCCAAATCTCCTTTTTGTTACAGCTACGCAGAAGCTTTCGATTTCACTTGCCCAGCGTGCAGTACCCTTGCCGTATGCTCTTTGCCATACCAAAGGGAAACCGCCCAGACCATCGAACAGGCTGCCCAGAGTGGGATTTTCTTTCAGGTAAGGGCGCATCTTTTGCACCAACCAAAACCATTGTGGCAAAGCGATTGAGTTGCCCAAAGCCTTATAACGTGGGGTATCCGCTGGCTTGTGTTTTTTGCCTTTGGTGTCCGTCCACTCTCCAATGTCCGTCCATCCGTCCGGGTAGCCTTGCAGACGTTCGCATTCAACAGGGGTCAGGCGGCGAATAATCCAACGGATGGTTTTTTCCGCAACTAACGGCCCGGAACTTGACCCATCGTTCTTACAGGTAAGCGTTGCCGTTTTGTCTCCTGTAACAGCTCCGTTATACACATCGACTGCAACAGAAGTTTTCTCTGCGATCAAAAGCTCGCTGCCATTGCCGATGTTTCCTGCTTTCGCTTTCAAGGTTGAGCATTTGTCGCTTTCCTTGTAGTGACTGAAAGACTGTTCGTTAAAAGTCTTGCGTTCGATAGCAATAGCCGTGTAGTCTGTGATTCTGTTTTCGTGGTCTCCTGTTATGGTCGGACAAGTTCTGCCATCGCCGTTTCCCCTTGCGTCATAGATAACTTTCTCGCTTGTTCGATCACATCCAGAATGGCTTGCCTGAGAATGTCCGGGAGTGGCTTCCCACGCCTTGATGCTCTCGCTAGGATTCCCTGACAGGCTCGTGCGCTCAAATAATATTTTTGCGGCACGTTGCCCTCCAAAATCTGCGACAAGAGCGATACGTTTTCTACGTTGGGGAACTCCCCAATATTGAGCGTCAAGCTGTCGCCAAGCCAAAGACCATCCGTTTCCAGCGATTGCTCCGGCTTTGCTCCATCTGCCCCCCCTACCCGAAGGTCGAGGAATTGAAACGTTTGGCTGTTCCACGCGGGCAAGTTCTTCCAGCACGGCTCTGAAATCTTCTCCTCCGTTGGAACTGAATGCTCCGGGCACGTTTTCCCAAACAGCGAAAGTTGGATACAGTCCATTTGTGCTTGACCTCATTTCTTTTATGATTCGAACCGCTTCTATGAATAGCCCGGAGCGTTCTCCGGCAAGTCCAGCCCTGCGTCCAGCAATGGACAAGTCCTGACATGGGCTACCGAACGTGATGCAATCCACAGGCTCTATCTTGTCGCCGTGAATTTTTGTGATGTCGCCCAAGTGCTTCATCTTTCCAAACGCCCGTCCAGCCAGATAGCGCAGCTCTTATATAAGGTAGGCGGTCAAAACGAAGGAACTTCTTCGCATATAGTTTCGAGTTCTTCAACATCTGCTGGCTCAAAAACAAGAGATGCGCCTTCGCATTCATATTTCTTTGCTTCCCAGTCCACTTTGAATTTTTCAAAATCGTTCTTGTATCGAGGGAATGGATGCGTTTGTTCTGCGTAATAAACGCCCATCATAACTTTTTTATCATCTTCCGGCTTCCAGCTTTCGAGATGATAGCTTTCGTGGTTGTCGTACTCCCAAAGGGACAGTTCAACAACCAATCCAGAAAAAGCATCGTACATCTGTTGGAGACTTTCAAAATCCCGATAAACCAGCCCTTGCCCCTTGTGAGATTCTTTGATTTGTTCGATGCTTTTCCCGCCAGTTTTCAGGCGGCATCGAACTACTTTCGGACGGTAAAACATAGTGTTCCTTTCTCGCCTTTTGTCCCGGTAGCGTAACCGTTAGTCAAAAGGGAGATCAGAACTGTCGTCAATCACAGAGAAGTCGTCTGCGTTACCCTGAGAATAGTTCTGTGGTGCATCCTGCGCCCGATCGGCGGGTTTGCTGTCAGACTTGCCACCGCAAAAGTCAACCTTGTTCGCCATGATTTCCGTTGCGGTGCGGTTGTTTCCCTGCTTGTCAATATACTTTCGGGTCTGGATGCTGCCAGTCACCAGAATCAGGCTGCCCTTTTGGAACCACTTGGAAACGAACAGTGCCGTATTACCAAATGCGGTGCAGTTGAAGAAGTCGGTTTCCTTCTGGCCGCCACTCTGACGGTCGCAAGCAATGCTGAACGTGCAAACATCCTTGCCGGATTTTGTGACCTTAGCTTCAGGCGTGTGAACCAGACGACCCTGAATTGCGATAGAGTTAAGCATTGTTTAGCCCTCCTTCGGCTGTTTCTGGGCACAGTCCCAACACAGGACACGCCCAAAGCGTTTCTTCGTGCTTCTTGCAGTTTCCAGCGGAGTGACTGTGCGGTTGTTGTACTGAATAGGCTGCAACTGCTTTCCGCAGCAAGCGCATGGGGGGATGGTTTCCGCTTCCGTTTGCTTCTGCGCAGGCTTGTTTGCCCTGCTTGTGGTCTGCTTCTGGTACTCGTCCGTGTCAGCGTCCTTCGTATCGTCAATGCAGAACAGACCGTTCAGAGCGTACTTTCTAGCGTAGCTGCTTGCAGTACCGGTAAGTTGGGAATCTGACATACCAGATTGCTGCTTTGGCTCTCTGGCGTATGCCGTGTTAGATATTTTGTCTCCGGTCTCCGAATCGTAGATTGTTGCAGTCGCTTTGATATAGTGGTACTCACCACTCTGTACAGGCTCGTCTTCAAGAACAAGACAGGCTCCGTATTTCGCAAGGAGGGGTTTTACTGCTTCCAGAATGTCTTCGCAACTGCGGTAATTGTACTTACCAAAAGAATTGCGCTGGCTTTTTGGGGCTTTCAGCTCGCCTTGAATTTTGGAAAGCTTCACAAGTGTTTCCATATTTCTCCTTCCATAAAGCATCTTTTGCTTTCTTAGCTTCTTCTATGGTTTTGAATCGGTATGTTTTGCCGCTAAAGTGGAACGAATATCTGCGTTTCAAACCTTTCGTTGAACGGTCTTCGTAGATTCCGTACTCGCCAGTTAAAGTGTTTCTGGCCTGAACAGTATTTGCAACATTATCAGCTTGGGTTACGCAGCGAAGATTCTCAATCCTGTTGTCTGCCCTGATTCCATTGATATGATCGATTACTCCAATAGGCATTAGCCCATAATGAAGTGCGTACACAAGGCGGTGTGCTTTGTATTGTTTTCCTTTGATTTTTACAATCAAATACCCGTCTTTATCGTAGCTTCCTGCACTGTTTTTCCTGTCTTTTCTGTGTAACGTACCGCCAGAATCAACGTAAAACCATTTGCAAAGATACTCGACAAGTTCCTTATCGGTCATGGAATCGTCCTCCTTTCTTCGGCTTTATTAGGCTTGATTGCTCTTACTTTGGCTTAATACGGCTGTACAAAATCAATCTCCCCAGCACACGGAATCCGCTTCATCTGGCCGCTGCCATTCAGGCTCTTCGTCCGTCCTGGGAGCGAAGTAGTAGTCATCGGGCGGCTCAACCACGCCACCAAACCGATCAAAACAACCGGAACAATCGTACATTTCGTTCATACCGTGCCTCCAAGTTTCAGGATTTTTGCCTTCATCTCTTCCACAAGGGCTTCCAACTGAGATATGATATATTTCATCTTGCTGAAGCTCCTCGTTACGGAGTCCCACTGGTCCATATCTATTTCGACTGTGTTCCATGTATGACCGCAGTTTTCGCACAGTCTCCGTCGGATGATGTTGTCTTCGCATGATGTGCTGCGATAGATTTTGATTTTCTCGCTTCCGCATGTCGGGCACTTCACTTGGCATCCCTCCACTCGTTTGTGTGATGCGGGATGCGCTTGATTTTCCGGCTCTCTTGCTCCATGCGCTCGTTTTCGGCGCTTACGCCAATTGCGGCCAAAATAAGAGCTGCAAAAAGCATCGCCAGAGCAAGGAACGCGTATCCGAGCATCGCCCATCCGTTTGCCGCGCCATCAATAGCATTTCCGCACCCAAGAGCTACGATAGCAAGCGAAATGCTCATACAGCACAGCACCGTGCCTTTAACTGTTTTCATCTCTCTTCACCTCTTTCAAAATAATGTCAAATCCGTTCGGCTTTTTCTCGTTGATGACTATTTTTGCATTTAACGCCTTTGCGATTTTTAGAAGCGTATCGACCCGAACGGAACTTTTCTGCTTCTTTCGCTTGCCCAAGATGCTGTAAATCGTCGGTCTTGATATCCCAGATCTACGGCTGAGGTCGTTGATGTTGAAGTACCTGACCCTCATTGCATCTTCCAGCGTCATGCCTTTTTACCGACGCCGAAAATCCAGCAGGTGGCCATCAGAGCGCCAACACCTATGATGTACCATGTCGCCTTAGCTCCGACCAAAAGCTCAATATGATGCACAAGCCAGAAGTTCAACAGGAACGTTGCCAGAATCAATGCCAGGACGATGCCCCAGATCAGGGCGATTTCCACAAGTGCTTTCATTTTTCTCCTTTCGCTTGTTGATATGTTCCAGCCGCTCCTTCTCACGGCTGTGCCAGCGGATTTCCCGCTGACCGTAATATTTACCGTTCATCAGGCGGCTCCACCTTCCCCTGACTAAGCAACGTGCTGTAATGCCCATAGTTCATTCCGAGCGACTTTGCTTTGTCGTTTATTTGCTTGATGCTGTATCTAGGTGGAGTCGGCCTTTGCCTTTCTGGCAGCTTGAATTGATATCCAGCCGGTGCGCATGACCTTTCGACCTTTCTAGCACAATCTTTGTGATACTTTTGATCTGGTGTTTTCTTTACCATCGCCTTACCGCACCACGCACAAAGGCCCATCACTCGTTCGGTTTTGCCCTTCCGACGTCTCAATTTTGCTTGCTGTTCAAGCTGTACGTCGTGCGCACATACGACACAATACTTCTGGTTTGCGTTCGGAGCTTCAAGAAGCGCTCCACAGCGGACGCAGAATTTATTCATCGCGTTCACCGTCTTTCTCTCTGGCTTCCCGGTTATGCCGTTCAAAGCACTGGTTCAGCATCTTTTCCATCCAGAACACCTTGTTGGCATCGTTTCGGGATACTCCAGCAGCCATTGCCAGCTTCAGTCTACGTTTGCGGCTTTGCGCCCTGCGAAAATTCGTCACCAGCACTCACCAGCCTTTTTGATGATGAACGCAGGCACATCTCTGCCGATAGCCCGACACAGGCAAACGCACTTAGCAATCCAAATGTTCCAATCCGGTGCATAAAATGCGCAATCGGATTTCTTTGATTCCGCTTCTTCATACGCCCTAATGTAAGCTACAATATAGCCATCTGAGCCAAACCACTCAATGCTATACCCGTCCAAACACAGTCGGCTCATAATACGCATTGCTAAGTGCTGAGCTCCCATGATTTCCGCTTCTGTCCACTTCAGCTTGTCCGCTTCGTAGGCCTTTGTTGCCTCGTCAATGGCGTGGTGCGCCTCTTCCGGGTATTCAAGGTCTACCTTTAAGGTGATGATCTGTTCCCTGCCGTAGCTGTCCGGCGCTGTGGTTTCAAAGAACATCTCCCCAAAATTGGGGACATCTTTTTTGATTGCATCGATGTCACGTATCACATGATCGTGACGCTTTTCAAAGTTCTCGGCAATCTGGCGGCTGGATGCTACCGGTTCGCCGCTTTGCATGGATAGCACGATTTCTCTCATTTTTCCTCTCTTTCTTTTACAAGCTCATTCAGAGCTTCTTTCACCTTATCTTCCGCATTTTTAGGCTCACGCTTGCCGTTCAGGATTTTCCCCAAGTATTCCGGTGCGCATCCCATTTTTGCAGCAAGCTCTCTGATTTCGATATTGTGAACATGAAGCGTTCCTACAACATCGCCTGTCCACTTAGGAAGCAAATTTTTTCTCCTTTCTTGTTCTAATACTTGAACTTTTTGAAAGAATGTGATAATATTATGGTGTCAAGCAAAAACATTATCAAACGTTCTTCTATTTGTTCAAAGCTTTTAATTTGTTCTACCGATTGAACTCGGTATCTTTATTAAAGCACAAGTAGTAGAACTTTTCAAGTGTTTTTGTTCAAGTGGTAGAACTTTGTCATCTTGTACAAGCACTGGAGGTAAGTTTTGTGTTTTTTGACAGTTTCGTAAAACTATGCGAAGAAAAGGGAGTAAAGCCGTCTCGTGCTTTAACCGATGCTGGTGTCCCAAAATCCGCTTATAGTTATTGGAAAACAGAAGCAAGTTTCGGAAACGATGCAAAGCCGACCAATCAGAATGCAGTTAAGTTGGCGCAGTACTTTGGCGTTACTGTAGACTACCTTCTCACTGGCGAACAAAAAGAAAACCCGCCCCAGCAGCCGCAAAGCGAGGTTGATGCAGCAGTGGAGCGGATTAGAAAAAAGCTTGAATCTATGCCGACAGCGCAGCGTGAAGCGCTGATGAACCTGATCGAGAAGATGTGAGGCAAGCCCGTGTATTACTTGTTGTGCAGCTGTGCCTTTTGCTTTTGGTTCATGCAGGCCTTATTAAAAGGCAACGACCGTGTGCTATATGGCAACAGCAGAAAATATCGTTACCGTAGAAACCGAAAAAAGAAGTGGTTCTGACCCGGTAAAATAAAACCCCCTTGTGCCGGGCTGGTGTAGCTCTGCGCAAGGGGGTTTCTGTTATTCTAGGTCTAAGGCTTGCTCCGCTGCTGGAATCTTTTCAGGATGTTCCAGCAGCCATGCAATAAATCGGTCAATCTTAGCTCTTTCTTGTTCGCTCATTGCAGCATATCCTCCCGATCAGTAAATACGAATGTTCATTTGATATGATTATACATCTTTTGGTTGTGTAGTCAATACAATTTGAACAACTTCGCAAAAATCGAACGTTTTCTTCACATCCGTTACTTTTCATCGGGGAAGCCACGAGCGTTCAAGTCAAAAGGGGCAACGCCTATCCATCTTTCCTCCAATCACAGTTCTACGAGCTGTCCGTCAATGCGTTCGATGTTGTCTGCCGGGTCGCGTCCATCATCTAAAGCGGCTGCGGCACGCTCCAGGATGCCTTTTGCTTCGAGGTAAGCATCTTTATCAGCTTCGTACACAGAAAGGCTCAGGACAAGCTCCAGCGTCCGTCTACGAGCGTATGGAATAATCAAATCATCTACGGTTCGGTTCATTAGCTTTCCTCCCATGGTTCAGGTGTGTGTGGTTGCCCATCGGGAACGCTGGCAGGCATTCCGTCGATGATTGGCATACGTTCATGGTTCCAGATTACAGTTTCTTTCATTTTGTATTTCCTTTCTCTTTGGAAATTTTTGACAATACAGTTATACCACATCTTGCTGTTTCATTGAAACAGCGAATTTTTTCAATTATTGTTTCACATTTTGAACAATATATCAGTTGAATTTCTTTGCTTTTGTATCATTTTGTCGAAAGAGGGGTATTTATGGATGATTATAGGATACGAGTGGCAAAAGCGTTAGAGATGGCAAGAGCAGAATCCGGACTTAGCCAACAGAAGCTTGCGAACAAAATGGGTGTAGGCCGGACATCCATTTTTCGTTATGAGCAAGGAACAATGACCCCAGATGCTTCTACTATCATAAAATGGTTTGTGTGCTGCGGTGTTGCGGCCAAGCCGTACATAGACACTTGTTTGCATCCCGGATTATTGGAAAGTCTGGCTGGCGATGCCAGCACCGAGAGAAAGAGGGATGCACTGATAGAACATATCAAAGAAGCCCATCCGCAAGAAATTGACCTACTGTGCTATCTGATCTATGGCAATCACGGCTCAGATTACCTTGCCGTTCTGTGCGAAATGGTAGCCAACCTTCACACGACTTTGCGTGATCGCGTGTCTGTCTGCCGCACCGTCACAGGTCATTATGAAATGGCACAGGCCACCAAAACCGACCCAGACCCAGACGGAACACAACCCAATATGCAGATTTTGTATCAGGCACAGGACTGTGGGGAAGCTGCGGCGATGAAGCGAAACGATTCTTATACCATCAACGAAGAAAACATTTTGCGCTGATTGTCGAATTATCGCAGTTTTTGAAGAACATTTTGTCCACGTTCATCCACTTTCTGTACACCTATCGGGCAAATTCGCCTTGTCATTCCGTCCCCCATAGGCTATAAATCGACAATATTTGCGCGGAATAAATAACGTAGTAGCGATAATATGTAGCTTGCATTTAATCGGCTCGTCAATCCGTCCCCCCATAACACCGGCTCAAAAGTTTTTCATCCACTTTTTGTACACGTTAGATAAGCCTAATCATTGCCGGAAAGACTTTATTCAGAAAATTGAAGGTTGAGTTATCCACAAGCTGGAATGGAAAAACAAAGAAATTGTTGAAAATTATCGTCATCGTCTATTTAACGATGATATTTAACCTCTTGTTTATTTCTTGTTTAATATATAATATGTAGATGGGGGACGAAATGACAAAGCATGGGGGACGTTTTGACAAGTCACGGGGGACAAAATGACGAGGACATGGGGGACAAAAAGACAAGTCATGGGGGACAGAATGTATTGACATGTCCCCCTACTTGTGATATACTGTTTTCAGACCATTAAAGGAAGTGAGCAGATGCCAAAAATATCAGACAATAACCTTGTCGAGAAAAGTAAATCCCTTGTGTGGGCAAAGTTTAGGGACTACACAGCAGGCGAGCTTCGGTTGCTAGAGGTTTACTTGTCAAGAATAAATCCGAGAGACCCAAACAGCAGTCGTGTGGAGTTCACTTTGGCGGAATACAGGGAGCTTCTTGGACTGAAAAGCCTTGATGCACGAAGGATTGAACCGCAGATCAAGCACTTTCTGGGCAATACGGTGTCGATTCCCATCGACAAAGAGAAGGGCACATTTGAGAGTTTTGTCCTTTTCACAAGGGCAAAACTGGACTATGTGCCGGAAACAAGGTCTTATGTTGTTGCAATCACTTGCAACCCTGACCTTCGCCCTATTTTCTTTGACATTGCTGAAAGCGGCTATGTTCGGTATCGGCTGCGTTACACGTCACGAATGAAGTCTCAGTACAGCATCCTGCTTTATTCGATTCTTCGGGACTGGATGAACATGGATGGTAAGCCGCATGAAATCAGTCTGAAAAAGCTGAGAGAACAGCTCGGAGCAACGGAAGCCAGCTATGATGTTTATAAGAACCTTCGCAAGCGAGTGCTTGACGTTGCGGTGGATGAAATCAATGCTGTGTCTGACATTGTGGTGACCTACGAACCGGTTCTTGTGGCACGAAAGGCTGTGGCAGTCAAGTTCAAGCCCAAAATTAAAGTGTCTGAGACGATGATTGAAGCTCAGGCAAGCGAAGTATCGGCCGAACCTCAAAAAACCGCCAGAAAGCCCCGCAGAAGCGGATACGAGGATTTTGACTGGTCTGTATGTGACGAGCTGGAAAAGCAAGACTGCATTGACGTGGCAAAAGTGGTTGAGAAGTGGATGAAGAAAGAGCATCCTGAAATCAAGCTACCAAGACGCAGAGAAGCGGTTTACGATACAGTGAAGGCAGCGTATAAGGACATCCTATCTTTGAACAGAACACCGTTCCCCGACAGACCTGTTGGCTATCTGATTAGAAGCGTAGACAAAGCGGGTATCGTAGACAAGTATATGCCAGCGTTTTATTCCATTGAAGCGCTTAACAGCAAATAAAGAAAGAGTGATAAAATGGCAAAAATCATAGCCGTCGCCAACCAGAAGGGCGGCACAGGAAAAACTACCACAAGTACCTGTCTGGCGGGTGCATTGCAGTTGCTTGGAAAGAAAGTTCTGCTGGTGGATTGCGATGCACAGTGCAACGCAACGGACACCTACGGCGCACAGACAGAGGACGTGTGTACCTTGTTTGATGTAATGACCCGGCAGGGTACGGTAGAAGAAGGAATCCAGCACTGCGAAGCCGGTGACATTCTGCCGTCAGACAGCGCATTGAAGGACATTGACGAGCAGCTTGTCCGGGACATAGGTAAGAACTTCCGGCTGCGTGAAGCACTGGAATCCGTGTCTGAACAGTACGATTACATTGTTCTGGACACTCCCCCGCAGCTCGGTCTTGCGCTTGTAAACGCTCTGATCGCCGCTAACAGTGTTATCGTACCCATTACAGCAGACCGCTATGCGCTTGCCGGATTGAGCCAGCTTTCGCAGACTATCGGCGATGTTCGCAGATACTTCAATCCGACTTTGAAGATTGAAGGTCTGCTTCTGAACCAGTACAAGAGCCGTGAGAACCTGTCCAAAGAGGTTGTAGAGCAACTTCCTGTGATTGCACAAAGCATGGGAACAAAGCTGTTGGACGTGAAGATTAGACCGTCTATGGGCGTTCGTAAGGCGCAGGCAGAGCGGCACAGCCTGTTTAGCGGTGACACGGCAAAGAGTACCAGCGCAGAGGACTTCAAGGCGTTGGCGCAGATGATTGTGAAAGGAGAAGAAAATGAGTAAGAAGATTGTAGACGTTGCTCCCTTGATGGAATATTATAGAAACAGACTTCTTGAAGAAGGTGACAATCAAGCGTTGGAAGATGCGTTAGAAAGGTTAAGAGCGTTAAGAAATGCTGATGTGCAAGATTTACAGCCAAAAGCAACATGGGAACGTCCAGAGGGTTTGACTTTTATTATTCAGGACGATTATGATAACAGCCATGCAGAGCAAGCAATCAAATGCAGTAATTGTGGTGGTATGATTTCAGAAAGCGATTTCGACAAGTGGATTTGGAATTTTTGCCCAGTATGTGGCGCAAAAATGGAGGAAGAAAAATGAAATCAACCAGCAAAAAATCCTCTGGCTTGCTTGGCGGGTTTGATTTTCAGCCTATTTTTTCGGAACAGACATTAAGCCGAAGTGAGCCAAAGGAAGAAGAAGTAAGCCAAGCAAAGCCGAACGAAGCCGAACAAGTACAGATTAAGCCCAGTGATGCCACAGACAGCCATGCACAGCCGAGTGAAGCAGAATTAAGTGGTATTAAGCCGAAGCAAGCCAAAGACGGCAAAAGCCAGCCGAGTTATGCCGTGTTAGGTGAAAGTAAGCCGAAGAAGCTGAAACAGGCAAAAGAAGTGCAACGTTTGATTGAACAGGGCGATGTTCCGGGCGCACTGGCTGAAGCTGGTTTGACAAAGAAAAAAATCCCGATGCCGGAATCGCATCAGGGCGTTGCAAGCGGTGACGGAAAGCGTTCTAAGCGCATTACCATCCTTATGAGCGAGGAAGAACGCAAGTACATCAACCGTGAAGCCAGACGGCACGGAATGACGATTGGACAGTTCGTGTACGCTCTGGCTGCGGCGGCGGCAGACGGAAAGATTGAGTTGGAGGATTTCCTAGATGAATGATAGTGAACGACGCCTTATTCGATTTGTTTGCGATGGTGATATGCGCTTGCAAGAAGATTTCCGTTGCAATACGAATTAAAGCCGTTGTGCCGCGCGGATGCAGAAACACTTTCCAAAAGGTTCTTTGAATATGCAGGAGCACAATATGAAAACATAGCTTATGAAGATCACATCCCCGCATCTACTGTTATCAAAGAATGTACAGAACGAATTGTAAATCAAGTTCTGAATCAAGAGGATTTCTTGGAGGATTAACGTATGATTGTTTATAGACCTCATCGTGGTTCTTTGGAAGATGCCATGAAAGAAGTAAAAACATTTGACAACTGGTATCAGATGACACATTATATTGCAAATAATTGGAATTTGGCGGTTGGCAAGAAAGTGATAGACCCTGATGATATTGTTATGGACGATAAACCGGTCAATGATGACCGTGTTGGTTGGAAAGACGTTCACATGGTTTTGGCAACTCGTATTGGGAATGACAACTTTATGGAAAAATACGGAAACTCGCAGTGTATCGGGTATTGCACTTACGATGTCTCAAGTGTCAAAAAATACTTAACACCGAAAGAAGTAGGGAGCGAAAACTTTTATTGGGTCAAAATCCAGTACGATGATGACGAAAAATGCAGACACTTTCAAGCTCCGTTCGTCTTGTTTGCAAACAGCAAGGAAGAAGCAAAAGCAAGAATCGAGCGAGAGGTCCCAGGCAAGTTTTCCATTATCAGTGTGGTAGAACTCGACAAGAGCCTTGTAATTACCCCGCAAGATTTGTTTGACATGAGGTCAAAATCAACGCTTTGGGAATAAAAGAAATCCTGTGTAAATTTGAAACGCTGTATATTAAAGAATTACTCAGCCGATAAAAGCTGATATTTATGGAGGACTGACGCATGATGAAGTCAAAGGAATTTTACGAAGAAAGCATTAGCCGTTTACAGAAAATGGTCAAACATGGAGTTTACGTTCTTTTGCTCGATGCCTTTGCTGTAGCAGTTCAGATTCCGTTTATCTTTGCTGGTAAATGGGTCGCAGCGCACTTGATTTTATCCATTGCTGTATCTTTTGCGGCGGGATTTAACTTTAACACGCTTGTAGATAGCAAAAGACAATTTGATATGTACAAGGCAGACATGGAGCTGTACTACACAGATACGCCGAGGAATTAATATGACGAAACAAGAGCGAGTTGCAAGAATTGCAAAATACTACACAACTTTCCATTTGTTTAGCGATTGGTATCTTGTTAGGCTCTATCCTAAACACTCCCATAGTTGGAAAAGATTCGTTCCGTTGTATATACTAATGCACATCAAAGAAGAATAATCTATGTGGGAGGAGAAAAATGCGTACATACAAGCCACGCAAGCGCAGGAGTAAAGAGGAACAAGCCAAAATAAACGCAGAGGTGACAAAACGTAAATCAAAACTGGCTGAAAAGTACAATACTGATACGCAGTATTACAAGGGTATCCCTGTTGAGCTGATTGTAAGAGAGGATTACGGTTGCTATAAAGCAAAACGTTTCAAAATCAATAATAGCAATCAGAATGTATGGATTCCGAACTGTTATCTTGAAGATGACGGAACAATTAAGGCGAACGCAAATATTGATTTTGTGTTTCGCAAGTCAGTAAATCAGTTAAACAAAGCTGGAATTACGCAAGCGATTATTGGTATCAAACGTAAAATGCCGGAAGCAGATGTGCCAAATCTTAAAAGCACCATGCAAAAAATCGGAGATGCAGGAACTTGCTAAAGCAAAAACCCTGTGTAGTCACAATGACCGCACAGGGGAGAAAGAAAGAATATGATGGAAGTAGAACACTCTAGCGAAACAGATTCATTGGCGTATGAAGAATGGGCTAAAGAACGGCGGGATTCTACAAATGTCAATTATGTTGAAACGGAATGTATAATTTGGCATTCTATCGAGAAAGAAGGATTCCCATCAGAACAAACTTGCAAAAAATATCTTATTTCCGTTGAGGATGGATATACAGGAAAAAGTTATGTAAATGCCGCATATTTTATTAAAAAGGGATGGTTCGACAGCGTGTATACAGAAGAAGGGGAAATAATACCAGAACACGATACTGTGACACACTGGGCGAATTTGCCAAAACCGGCGCAACTTCCCCAAAAGCCGAGATTCCCATTGGACAATCAAACGCCAGAAGAAAAAGAAGCTGAAGCAAAAGAAAAAGCAAAGAAACTGCAAGAAAAAATAATGAAAGCGTTTGGTTATAACGTATAGAAAAACCCCCTGTGTAGCCGTTAAAAACTACACAGGGGTTCTGTTTTACTTATCAGCAATGCAATTCCAGTAGAGATATGCCTTGCCGTCTACAGCGTCCGTGTCATCAAGGAACGCCTTTGCCATGTCAGCGTAGAAGCCCGGAGTGTCAACAGACTGGCGTTTTGCGACCTGACAATAATCCGAGTACATCATGTTCATCACAGCCCAGAAATCGTTCGGGTCACAAGTGATATTGCGCTGTTTCGCAACGTCCTGTGTCTGTTCCAGCGTCCAGTGACAGCCCTTCGTTCCGTCAGCGTTTACCATGCTGTCGCACCATTCTTCCGCTTCATCGTGGGTGAGGTGCTTGCGTGGCATCTTGATGGAGCGGCTGTCCGCACCGCCATGCTCATACTGCCCAGACCGCTTGTCCCATTCTCCGTTCTGCGAGAAGCCAATCTGCGGCATCTTGCGCCCATACTCTACGTCAGGGTAGCGGGGGATAGGGTAGGGGTCGATGTAGCGGTTCTCCTCCTGCGGATAGTAAGGATAGCGGTCATTGCCATCTTCCAGCTTACGCAGACGGCGTTCCAGCTCACGCTCCCTACGGTCACGCTCTTCCTCAAGGCGGTCACGTTTCGGCTCACGGTCTTTGTCGTGTTCACGGAGCATCATCATGCGGCGAAAATTAGTCTTGCCCATAATCTATACCTCCTCAAGAAATGGACGCAGGCGCACCGGCGTGGGAACGGCAGAAGCAGCCAAGATACTTGAACGTGCCGGTGCCGGTGGCAGACGTCGCTACACGGGTAGCGTAGCGGGTGCGGGTGTGGATGCTCTCGGCGGTTGCCTGAGCGCAGTTGCAGTCGGTCAGAGGGTATGCGGTCGTGCCTGCACCTATGGTAATGACCACAGGGGCGTTGATGGTGGTCGTGTCCGGCAAGCTCTGGGCAACAACAATGCAATATTTTTCGCCCGCTGCGTAAGACCCGGCAGGGATGTTGATGGTCAGCGTGTCGTTGGCGAACGTGACTGCCTGACTGATGACCAAGTGCGGGCAGAGTTTGCAGCTTGTTTTGCAAGCCATAGTATTTTCCTCCTAAAAAATCAGGGGCAGAGGTGTCTTACCCCTGCCCCGATGGTTCACCCGGTGTTATCGGGGAGTGTGTTGGTTAGCAGCAGCCGCAGCAGTTTACGCCCACGTTGGGGTTTGCCACCTGATAAGCGGGAATCGGACGAGGATTGACCCGGTTCAGAATGGTATCGGTCTGCTGGGACATCACAGTGGTCAGAAGCGCATTCTGACGATCCTGAGAAGCGGCGAACTTCAGGCTCTGGTTCTCAGCGGTCAGAGTGGCAATCTTATCCTGCGTGAAGTAGTCCATCATGCTGCGGAAGTTTGCGTTGCAGTTGTCGATAACTGCACGGGCGTTGTCTGCGATAGCCTGACGGGTAGCGCAGTCCTGCTGTGCAATGGTGTACTTCAGGTCGCCGATGAGCTGCTTGTTCTCGCAGCAGCAAGACGCAAGCTGCGTCTGGATAGCGGTCTGACCCGCCTGCCGTGCGTTGCCCTCCTGCATGATGGCGAGGCTGATGGCATTGTCGCCGTTGGACACGCTGCGTTCCAGACCGTTCACGAGCTGTGCGTTCTGGTAGCCGAGCTGACAGATTGCCTGATTAGTACCAGCAAAGCCGCCCGCAACGGAAGCGTTGAGAGTGTTCATCTGTGCGAGCTGGTCATAGCCCAGAGAGCAGATACCGCTCTGGATGCCAGCCAGAGAGCGGGAGGTGTCCTGCTGGTAGAAGCCCTCAGACAGAGCCGCACGAGTATCTGCGCCGCCCTGACCAGTTGCACCAGTGCCCACCAGATAGGGGATGTAGCTGTTCATGCCGTTGTCACCACCGTTCCGACCGTAGCCGTTTGTGCCCCAGCCGAAAATGATGGCGAGGATGATAACTGCCCACAGGCCTTCGTTGCCGAAGAAACCGCCGCCGTTATTTCCGCCGTCCTGCCCAGCCAGATAGCCAGTTGCAAAATCGTCCATAACAAAACTCCTTTCAGTTTTGCGTTATGCTATCCCATCGCCGTGTGCGATGGGCGAAGCCAGATAAAAGCGGTTTTTATCAAGTCCGCAAAACTGAGAAGCGTTTCGCTTAGAGAGATGCTTATTTGGGGATTATCAAGTTAGCTCGGAGGATTGTCTTTTTTATCTTTCGGGTCGTCCCACGTTTTGCTGGCAGCACCGAAAATCAAGCCAAGCATCAAAGGAACCCATAGTTTGTCATCCCCATACAGATTGTTGAAGTCAAAATCTTTTTCTGGATGGTTGTTTTCAAAATCGTTCATTGCAAGGCCTCCTCACTTCGGAAGTGTCAGATTCAGGACACTTGCCAGTTGGTTCAGGTCGATGCCGCGCTCTTTGGCGAGGTTCTGCGCCATCGTTCGGAGCTGTGCTTCGTTTTTGCCCTGAATCAGGTTCAGCCCCTGCATAATGGGTGCGCTCTGCCCGCCCAACTGCTGGATAAGCCCCATCGGGTTTTGTCCGGCGCGAGCAAGGTTTGCAAGCTGCATGATAGGGCTGTGAGTAATCATATCAAACGGAGAGGGCATCGCTTATTCTCCTTTCTTCGCTGCGGCAGAGGGCTTAGAAAAGCTTTTCTGCCACTTTTCCAGCTCGTCCAGCCGATGCACAAGGTCGTTGTACTGCTCAATAGGCACATACTGCTGTGTCGGTGCGGCGGTCTGCTGTGCCTGTTGCGCCTGCATCTGCCGCCATGCTTCCGGGCTGTAAAACTCCTGCACATAGGATTCGCAGGTGTCCGGGTTCAGTCGCTTGCAGTAGATCACGCCGCTGCGCAAGTCCGGGCAGTAGGTCGGTCTGCCGTACAGGTCAGACGGTATCGCCAAAAACTCCTCCCTGCTGGAAACAGGTCTGCCAAGCAGCCAACCGCCGTCCTGTACCGACTGCTGAACAGGCTGCTGCCCATTCATCGGCTGCGGACGCTGCGGCTGCGCCTGTTGCATCTGCGTGTTGGGTATGGGAGTGGCAAGCCCAACTGTGCCCATGCCACCGTAAGGATTGACGGGCTGCTGCGGAACGTAAGGCGTTCCGGGTGTCGGATAATAGCTCATAATACATCCCTCCTTGTGCGTCCAGTGTACTGCATCGGCAGAAAACGAAAGACAACGAACGCACAACGAAGGACAAAAAAAGAAAAGCGCCCACACGGAAAAATCCGCATGAGCGCTTAACTGTAAGGATGCACACTTTGGAGTGCAATGCTAAGATATCACATCATCCAATATGTGGCAATGCCTTCGACAAAACTAGTGCGAATAAAACAAAATCCACCAGCGTAAAGCTGATGGATTATAAGTGAGCGAGTAATCGCTCTGCCACCGAAGCGGCAAAATTGCGTCTCCCGCATGGTACGCACTGCAAGTAGGCGTACAGGAGATTGTATCATCAAAAATGCCTACTTCTGCTATCGCAATTTTGACGTATGCGCACTATTCAAAACCGTTCAAGCATTTTCGGACTTGCTATGGCTGGAATTGAACCAGCGCAATAGACGGGGTGCGCCCTGCTCTACCAACTGAGCTACATAGCCTTTTCAAATATCCGCCCTAATGCGCTTCTTCGAGAGGCCGGGAGGATTTGTTGAGATTATTATACCACAAATCGTGCAAAAAGAAAAGCCAGCGGGTAAACGTTCTTCCGCTGGCTCTCTGTACAC